ATGCCCAGCATTCAACCACGCGACGGCCGTTTCCAGCTTCGCGTCAAGAACAAGCTCCTGCCGCGGCCCTACTTTTCAACCTTCGACACGTACGACGAAGCCGATCAGTACGGCAAGACGCTCATGTCGTGGTTGAAAAAGGGGATCGTGCCGGCGGCGCTCATAGCCGAAGCACCGCAGGTGGCCGACCCGCTGGTCGTGCAGGTCATCAAGGCCTACGAGAAGCTCGGGCCCGTCACGCCGGCCGACACCCAGCTCCTGAATGCCACCGCCAGCGACATGCTCGGCGTGCGGGTGTCGCACGTCACGTCAGCGTGGGTGGACAGCTACGTGAAGCGGCTGAAGATGACCGTCAACAACGCCCCGGGCACGATCCGGAAGAAGGTCGGGCTCTACGGCCGGATCCTCGACTGGCACTTCCGCCGATCGACGCCCGATGGAGGCGTCGCGCAGACCAACCCATTCCGGACGCTGCCGCGTGGCTACAGCACCTACACCCGCGACGAGGCGAAGCAACTTGCCGAAGCGCCCTCGAAAGTACTGGCCACGATCGGTCGCGGCGCCGGAAAGACGAAGGCAGTGAAGCGCGACCAGACGCGCGAGCGCCGGCTGCACGCCGACGAAGAGCAGCGCGTGGCCATGGCGCTGCGTGGAGAGCGACTGCCCGGCGCGAAGTGGGTCCGACCACCAAATCCCGACCTTGCGATGCTGCTGGCCGTCATCGTCGATTCCGGCGTGCGGCTCAGCGAGGCCTACACCCTGCGCGTGTCGTACCTGCACCTCGACCGAGGCTTCATGCAGGTCGACGGCTCGAAGGGTCGTGACGGCGTCGTGAAGCCGCGAATCGTTCCATTGAAGCAAACGCTGATCGAGAAGCTGAAGCTATATATAGAGGGCAAAGATGCCGGAGGGCTGCTGTTCCCTTACTGGGACGGAACTGCGACGGGGAAGAAGCTCGCCACGCGAGCGCTGGTCCAGTCCTTTCGGCGGCTGTTCGCGCACGCTCAAGTGTCAGCGTTTACCGAGCACGACTTGAGGCACGAGGCCTGCTGCAGATGGTTTGAGCTGCGGGGTAAGGATGGCCGGTGGATGTTCTCGGACGTCGAAATCTGCCGAATCATGGGCTGGTCGAACTACGCGATGGTCATGCGCTACGCGTCTCTGCGCGGGGAAGATTTAGCCGCTCGGATGAACTCATGACAAAAAACGGGCAGACAGATGTCCGCCCGTCCTGTAAACTAGAATCCACTGATGCTGCAACGGCAACAGTGGGCACAGAATAATATGGTGGTTCTTTTATGCACCGTCATTATCTTTCTGAATGCTCAACCCCGCATTCTGGGGCGTCTGGTGAGACAGTTGTTTAAGAACCGGGGGAGTCGGCGTCGACTGCCTTCGCCCCCCGGGTTTTATGCGATTCTAAGCCCACATTTCCGCAAATGGAAGTGCCGCCCTTAAAAAATTCCAAATGCGTTTAAACGCGTTTAATAGCATTTTGCATGCTTTTTCTCGTTAGCACGGCCGCGCCATCTCGTCAAGCCGGGGGCGGCGTTGCAATGACTATGTCGTCTAACTGAATGATTCTTAACGAATTCCCAATCAAGCAGTTGGGCTGCAGCCATCGAAGATGGGCTGCCAGTTGTGCGTTGCAGCACCATTCGTTATTAATGGCGCCTACTTCTCGACAATGTTCACGTTTTCCAGCAGTTAGTTTGGCGAAGAAATTTCAACACCAAAGTAGCGGAGTGTCCGCAAACAGCTCGGTGGTTCAAGACCGTTATTAATTACGCAAGAAAATTTCCGCCAAATAAATAGCGAAACGTTGGCGCCTCAAAAAAACACGGTCATCTAGCAACCCATCCTAGATCACGCGCTAAGTGAGTGTCGAAGTTTGCAGGCAACTTCAAAATTCGTTTCTGATGGCATTGACCGACCTCGCGTCCGATCGACACATCGTTGGGTTGGCCTTGCCCAGGCTCCTTGGAATGCTGTACATTCATCCAGTGTTTTGCGGTTCTGCCTCTGCCGGCCGCTCGCGAACACAGGAAGGATCAACCATGTGGCAACCTGCCAACCCCATCATCGTACGAGGCCGCCAACTGGGGGAGATCGAGGCGTGGATTCACGTCTTCGCCAAAGCCTGGGAACGGCTCGAGCACGACCCTGAGGAACTCGACCTTGAAGTATTCGCCGGCTTCGGTGCAGCGGTCGCCGCGCAGTGCGGCGAGCAAGACCCCGGCAAAGTCGCGAAGCGTCTGTACCCTGACGCCGGCGAGTACATGCCCGACCTGTACCCAGGCTACCGGACCGCGATCACCATTGCTCGAGCCGCACCACCACCTGAGTGGACGCGTCTGAAAGATGAAGACGTCCCCTTTTAGGCCATGCTTTACGACGTCGTGCTCCTCCGGAAAAACGGGGAGCGAGTGCCCAGGAAAGACCTCCCGCCGTTCCTGCGCGGCTCCATCCGAGTCACGGAGATGGACCGCCAGTACAACCACTTCCGGCGCAACATCGTGCAGGTCCACCTGTGGGAATCGATCGGTCAGACGAACATGCGTGCGCTCGCCACGATGACGGACCCTGTTCTGGTGCCCTACAACGGACCGGGACTGCTCATTGCAGGCGTCGAAGTCGACCCTTCCGGTGGCACGATCAAGGAGCACCGTCAGGTTTGGATGTGCACCGCAGCCGCAGGCACTGAAGCGGAATGGGCGCGCGAAAACTGGCAGCGCAGGCAGATCGAAGGGAGCAAAGGTGCGTGACGCGCATCCGACCCTGATGCGGATTCCGGGATGGCACAGCGAACTCACGCCGGATGAAGTCGCTCTGCCGCTTCCGCCCACTGCCTATGTGATCGCCTATGTCGGCACCTGCTGGCGGGTCACAATCCATGACACTAGCGAGCTGATCTACGCCGGTAATGGCCCCGTGGAAATCGTCGCATCTCACCCCCCTTTCTGACCGCCAAAGCACAGGACTTACCGATGTTCCTTGCCATGATCCAGACTGCTGCTGGCCCCCTCACGATCGGCCTGACCCACATCACGCTGGCGGAAGCGAATGCGACATTCAGTGCCCTCGTCGAGACACTGGGCCAGGTGACAGATCCAATCGTGGTCACCAGCACGGATGTGTATCTGTACCAGGCGCCGGACGGCTCGCCGGCGACCATGACCTTCAAGTACCTCGGCCCCAGCGTAGCGAAATTCGAGGACCCGGCCGCCTACGCCCGAGCAATGAACAAGCACCTGGCGCTCAACGTTTTCGCATGTGCGATGGACATGAAGGTCGGCGACGAGGGCGGGATGACGGTCAACTTCGAGTCGTTCGAGCTGCTCGACGAGACGCCGCGGGATGCCCCAACCGCCGCGCTCCACTGAAGCGCAAGCTACAGCAGGTCGCTCTGCACCGGCATCGGCGCGACCTTCTTCGCTTTTGGAGGCAACGGCTCGGGCATGGCCATGAGCTTGTCGGCAGGGTATTGGCGCATGAAGTCCATCGAGTTGGCGGCCGGCGCGTCGAGCCAGGCCTCGTAGAGCCCGTCCGGCAAGATCACGACCATTCGCTTGTCCTGCATCTCGGGCGGCCGCTTCGGATCGGGCCTGTGCATGTTGCGCATCAACTCGTGGTCGTCGGCGTTGATGGTGAGCATTGCGAAGCTGTCGACCCACTGCCCTTCTGGCGTCCGCCAAGGCGACCAGATGCCGGCGACGCCCAACGTGCTCCCGTCGGCCGCCGAAAACTTCGTCGGGATGTGCGTGCCGGTGCGCCAGTCCGGTTCGTAGATCGCTTCACACAGCACGATGCAGTGGCGCGCTTTCGCCCACGAAGACTTGAAGCTGGCCAAGCTGGCGACGGTCTCGGAGCGCGCGTTGTACGTGCGGACGCCGTATTTGAGTTCCTTCGCGAAGGCCGGCAGCAACCCGAAGTGCGCGTCGACCACCTCGAAATCCGGCACCGCATCGTCGCCCGAGCCGCGCTCGGCCGGGCGGCGAATGATCGGCGCGAGATAGGTCGGGTAGATGTGGGAGCTTGGGCCAGGCTCCCAGTTCAACGGCAGCACAATGCCGTAGCGCTTCTCGATGAGCTTGCGACGTTTCTCGGCTTGATAGTGACTGCACATCTCACTACCTCCGGAGCGTACCGAACCCGCCGAACAGGCCGCCATGCTTGGCCGGCCTTGCGAGCTCGGGCGGCGCTTCACGCGGCCCGACATCCACATCCTCGATCTGCGCCTGCAACGCTAGCAGGCTAGCGGCCATCGCCTCGCGATAGGTTTCGTACAGCTGGTCGCTTTCGCTAACTTGGACCCACGCCTCGATGTATTCGCCAGTGGCTTCGATCAACATCCAGTGGTAGGACCCGGCATGGGGTTCGTCGACGAGGACCGTGAGTTTGCGGAGAGGTGTTCGCATGGCCGCAGTGTGCGGCGGCACGCTTCTGCCGTCTAGCGGACGCCGCCTACGGCGTGCTCACTGCGCTGGTAGCCGGCTGCTTCGCATCAGGCCGCGCCCTTGACCTTCTCCACCGATCGGGATGCAGACAGCCCGAGTAGCCCAGCCAGAACCGGCCACAGATCCTCCGCAGGAATCACCGGCATCGTCACAGGATGCCCGACCGCCTGCAGCAGCATCGACAGCGCCGGACCGCCCACGTACTTGAACCCGATCGTCAGGCCGCAGATCCAGCCGACGAACGGCCTCCAGCCAGCGACAAACAAGCGCGTGCTCGCCGCCTCGACCTTGTTGATCTCCATCTGGCCGGTCGCCAGCGTCACGTCGGCATTCAGCTTGGCGAGTTCGCCCTGCTGCGCCAGCTCGACAAGTTTCAGCTTGGCAGCATCGGCTGCCCCCTTGTCGGGCAGGATCTTGTCCAGAATGTCCGACAGGGTCGGCAAGAGAGCGAGTAACGTACCCATGGTCAGCCTTTCGCGGCAGGGTATGCCGCCGCCAGTTTCGTGTCGTACTTGTTGGCCGCGTAGTCCGGACCGTTGTAGCGCCGCGCAAAGTCGGCCCATCGTTGATCACGCAGTTCGTCGGCCAAGCCCCATGCCCTCACCAGTGCAATGAACGCATCCAGCTGCGCCCCCTCGCTCGCGTACATGGCATTCAGGAACGCCTGCAGCGATGCCGCGCCGGCGTCGCGCCAGTTGAACCCCATGATCTGGAACTTGCCCCAGGACGTTGATTCCATGGCGGCAGTGCGATCCAGCGCCACCGCACGCTCCAGCCGCCCATGCTCGGCTTGGCCGCCCAGGTAGCCGCCGCGCACCGGATTGCTGATGCCGGGCGCCGTCTTGTCGAACCGCCCGCCGGTGCGGCGGCTGAATTGATGGCGCTCGAACAAGATCGTCGGTTCGCCGCTCGGCAGGAAACCGCCGCGGGGGGCCTCGACTGCGCACACGGCCTTCACAGCTGCCATGTCGCAGCCGAGCGCACTCGCCGCACGCCGGAAGTCGGTTTCGGTCAGGATGGGTTTCATCGCTTGCTCCCGGGCTCGGCGGCGCGGCCGCGCAGGATGGCGAGGCTCTCCTTGATGTCCGAAAGCTGGTCGCCCTGCTTTTCGAGGCGCAGCTTCACCTCGACCAGCGATCGGGCCGTATCGTCGCGATCGCGCTTCGCGGTCGATTCGATTTGCTCAATCTTCCCGTCTTGACGGGTCTGGTCCTCCCGGTAGGTGGCATAGCCGATGGCCAACGAGACGATTAGCGAAACGACCTGCAGGACGTTGCCGGCCGAGATCTCGCCGCTCCAGCGCAGCGCGCGCCGGGGTGGGGCATGGTCAAAACGCTCTTCGGAGTGCGTCTGAGCGCGGTTGCCGGTTCCGGCCGGCGCCGTGGTGCGGGGTGGCATCTTGATCCTTGGTGGATCACGAGCCCGGTAGGTGTGCCGACGGATTGTCGACGAAGTCGGTCACGTTGAGCAACCGGGGTCCAAGCGTGAAAATATCACTTTCACTATCCGAAAGTTTGTATGGCGGCCGACGTAACAAACCAAGAACTCAAAGCTTCCGCAAATCTCTTGCAGACAGGAGAAGTAGCAGCCGCAGGCGTCGGCGCCGCAGTGGGTGCTGGCGTGGGGGCTTTCTATGGCGTCTCGGCGGTGGCAGGCGCAGCGGAACTCCTCGCTGCAAGTAGTCTTGCTGCCGGTATGACCGGCACCGGCGCGGCGGCGACGACCGCCGCGCTTGCCGCTGCGGGAGGCGGAAGCCTCGCTGCGGGCGGAGCGGGCATCGCAGGTGGCGTGTCCACTATCGCCGGCGCTGCTGCGGGCGCTGCAGCGGTGCCCGTGATCGGATGGGCCATCGGGGGCGCTCTGTTATTGGGTGCCGTTGGGTGGGGGACCTACAAGGTGGCAACCCGAAAGTTACGCTGACGCCGCTTCACGCTCAGCTCTTGCGCCAGAGCCAAACCAAGCCAGCCAGCACAGCGACGCCGGCGATAGGGTGGCCGAGGAAGCCCGCGAGCGCGAGCGCCCCCGCCACCATTGCACCTGCCCAGTTCAAACCGAGCCCTCGGCCAGCGCTCTCTTCACCTCGGCCCGGATCGCCTTCGGTGCAGCGTTTGAAAGGCGCGTGGCCTTGTCCTGCCGCATGGCGATGACACGGCGGCGCACGCCGGTCATGTCGATCGTCAGGGGGGATGATGGGTTGTTCCGGTTCCAGTCTTGCATACGCTCGCGCACCTGTTGCTGCTTGTCGAGATCTCGTTCGTACACCGCCGTCGCCATCTCGTCGGCCAGTTCCGTCTTCATCAGGCGGTTCTGCGCGATAAGGTTCTGCTGCGTCGAGGTTGCTTCCTGTACCCGGGCCACCGCAGTGGGCTGGAACCCGATCATCTTAACCAAGGCGTCCGTGGCGTCCACGTCGATCACCTTCCGGCCGCGCATGTCCTTGTAGATGCCGGTCTGCATCATCTCCATGCCCTTTCGGAGGTTCTCCGCGGCCTTCGGCGCGGCCATCATCATCCCCTCGGCCGGCTTGCCGTCAGCCACCTTGCCGGCGCCCTGGAAGGCGCGCTGCAACAGGTCGCCCGCTGGGCCGAGCAACTCGCCGAAGTCACGGCTGTAGTCGTCCTTCTTCGTCAGCAGGCCAGTGCCTGGGATCAGGTTCCCCATGCCCAAGCGACCGGCGACGTCGATCGGCACGCCCGGCAGCCCGGAAATGCCGCGTTCCACGAACTCCGCCGCGCCATCGCCCAGCACGTCGGCCAGGAACTGCCGGCGCACCTGCTTGGTCGACCAGCTGTAGCCCAGGCGCTGCATCACGCCGTCCACCACGTCCTCGGTGTCGCCTACGAACGGCAGGCCGCCGGCGCCGCCCATCAAGAAAAGCATGGCCAGCGCGAACAGCGCAGCCTTCTTGCCCTCGGGTCCGCCTTGCGTCGCCATGCGGTGCAACAGCTCGGTGTAGCTGATGGAGTACTGCTTGAAGGTGAACAGCGTGCCGCCAATTGCTCCGCGCGCCCACTGCGGCTTGTTGCCCTTGTTGTAGACGAACTGGGTGTCAGCGATGGCCTCGGCCGCAAACTTCGCCGGGTCGGCCATACCCTCCTCGACCGCGGTGCGGTAGGCCGCGATGAAGGTCACCCGGCGGTTGAACTGCTCGGCCACGGAGAACGGCTTGCCCCATGCCAGCGCGAGCTTCGAGAACACGTTGGCGGCCTTCGCGCGAGCGTCGCCCATGGTCGTGCCATCGCCGGCCTGCAGCGCAGCGCTCCCGCGCGCCTGCGCCATCAGCTGGTGCACCTCCTGCGGCGCCACGATGCCCTCGGCCTCCGCGCGCTTCAGCGCGGCGTCCAGCCGCGCATCGCCGGTCGAGGCCTTCAACACGTCCGCTAGCGCGCCGCGCATGCGGCCCGCGGACTTCACGACGCCGCCGAACTGGCTCAGGTAGGGCATGGTCACCGCGAAAGGCTGCGTCATGTTCACCATCGCCGAGGCGATCGAGCCGCCCAGGTACTGCGCGAACAGCATGCCCCGGATCTGCTGCGCCTCCTCCTGCGGATTGCGCACGTAGTCGGCCAGCTTGATCGCCATGTCCTTGAGCTCGCCATCGGACTTCGACACGTCGCTGGTCGACCGCATGATCTCGCCCATGTGCAGGTTTGTCGACGTCAGCCGAGCATTGCTGTAGATGAAGCCTGCCAGCACGCGGCCGGCGTCTTCGCTGAAGCCGGCGATGCCTTTGCGGTGGATCAACCGCTTCATGGCCGAGCGGTTCGCCTTCGCCAGCTTCAGGTACTGCTGGAACATCTGGTCCTGCGCCGCATCGCCTTCGGCTTCCAGGCCCACCATCTCACCGAACAGCTCGAGCGTCTCCGGCGTGATGCCGTTGAACATCTTGTAGGCCTGCTCGCTGACGGTGCCCTGCACGATCTGGCCTTTTGGGTAGTTTTCGCGCATGCGGCGCGCCATGCGGTTCGCCTCGGCGCGGGATTCGAACATGCCGAAGTAGGCGCGCTCGCCCGCCTCGTCGAGCACGTCGACGGTGTAGTGCCCGAAGCGCGACAGCGGCGCGTAGCCGCGATCGATCAGGCTCTTGGCCTTGTCGCCCTTCGCGACGATGCGCTCCGCGGTGTCTTTCAGCACGGCTGCGCGGTTCGGGTTCTCTTCGGCCATGGCCAAGAGGTGATCGCGCAGCAGGATGGCCGCATCCTCGGCCGTCGGCGCGTCCATCACCATGCCCCGCATGCTCTCCACGTCTTTGCCGCCGAAGCGCAGCATCTCGCTGATGGTCACCCGGTTCAGGCTCTGGTCGACGGCCGCGCGAAACTCCCGATAGAGTTCGATCTGATGGGGCGTCGCGCCGAATTGCTCTTTCAGTTCGGCGTCGGTGAACACCACGCCGGCCTGCGTATCGGGTCGGTCTTCCGCCTTCACCAACTTGCCGTCCTCGCCGCGCGCCCAGATCAGGGTGCCTTCGAAGATCGGCGCGCTGATGGCCTTCGTGTCCTCGACCGACAGCGGCGACTTCGCGATGTCGCGCCAGGTCTCCAGTTTCGGCAGGATGCGCGGCGCCAAGTCGGCGGCTTCGGTGGCGTAGCTCGACACGTCGCCGAGGAACGTCTGCACCGCATCGAAGACGCGGCGGAACTGCGGCGAGCGGCGCGAAAGGTTGTGCATGGTGCCGATCGACTTGCTCCACCAGCTCACGGTGCCAGGCGCATCGAACAGATCGGAAACCACCTGCGCAGCCTTCGCGCGGAAGTCGCGCGGATCGTTCACGGCATCGCCGGTGCGGCTGTATGCGGGCACGCCGCCCGTGGTGTCGGCCGTGGGGGTGCGCGCCGCGGCGGCGCCCCGCTCAACCCAGCCTCGCGCCGGCAGCAGGTAGTTGCGCAGAATCTCGGCGTCCGACAACTCCAGACCGCGCAACGCGGCGACGTTGTTGCGCAGCCAGGTACGGATGGCCGCGATCGCGCGCTGCACGAAACCGATTTCCGGGCGCGTCTGCGCCATCTCGGCCAGCACCTCCTCGGCGGCCATCAGGCGCTGTCGTTCGTCGGCCAGGTCGAGGCCGTATTCACGGGCCTTCTCGGCGACTTCGACGCGGCGCAGGCCTGCGACCTGCTGCAGGATGGGCTTGAGCGAATCGCCGAACGCACGGCGCAGACCGAAATGCCCCAGCGCCTCGTGGAACAGCACTTCCGCCACGTCATCTGCGGACGCAAGCTGGTCGGCCAGGAGATAGACCTCGCCGCGGAAAAAGAAGCCCTTCGGCGCACCCTCCGCGCCCTGCGACAGTTGGCCGGCGTTGTGCGCGCGCACCATCTCAGGCACAGCCTCGTCGTCCATGCTCGCGGCCACGACCACATCGGGCGCGTTGGCCCATCGTGCCGTCAGTGCATCCACCGCCTTCTGTACACCGGCCACGGGCATGCCGAGAGCATCGCCACGGCTGAATGCCGGTGCTTCGGGGGCCGGGCCAGCCTTGCTGCCCGTCCCGGCCAGACGCGCCAGCACCGCTTTATGACGACCGCGTGCGTCGTCCAGCTTTTGCTGGTCAGGCCACTGGCCCGTCACACCGGTGTCTTCCAGATCGGTCTTTTCCTTTCTGGCGCGCTCAAGTTGCGACACAAGATAACGCTGGTCGGAAGGGATGCTGCGCAGCATGTTGTCCACCATCCGGATGACGCTCACAGGCGCGCGGCCGCTGTCGTTCACCCAGGTGTCGTTCGACGCGATCACCTGACCATCGCGGCTTAGCGTAACTTCCAGCGTGACCGCACTACCCTTGTCCATCGACCCCTCGACCGCCACGTCGTAGCCCGCGATGGTTCCGATCGGCTTCACCGTTTGGTCGGCGATCGCATCCACCACGCCCTGCCGGATGGCAGATTCCAGCCGCGTGCGGCGACGGTACTCATTTCCGCCAATGCTCCAGATGATGGGATCCACGTCTCCGCGCAGTTCTGAGAACGCGTCGGCCAGCGCCGCCCGCGCCGTGTAGGTCTCGCCGTCCATCGTGACCTCGATCGGCGCTGCGCGCTTCGTGGTCTTGCCTTCCTTGTCCACGCTGTCAACGGTCTCGTCGGTCTTCTCGCGCAGGTAGGTCTGCGCCTTGCGCCAGTCCGTGTATTCGGTGCCGTCGATGGTGGTCTTGAAGTCCTCCAGCGCATCGGTCGCGCGGATGAAGTACTGCTGCACCTGGTCGGCATCCTTCTGGCCGGCGGCGATCTTCGCCGGCAGCTCGGCCAGGCGCTCTGCATTGCGACGACGGCGCGACTCCAGTTCGTTGCGGTTCGCGTCGAAGGAGCGCTTGCGCTGCTCGAGCTTCTTCACGTCGGCGCGCAATTGGATCTCGTGCAGAAGGTCGATGTTGCCGGTGGCCGCCGCCTGCATCTCGCCGGCCGACAGTTCGAGGTCTTCGAAGGCGTTGTCGATCTCGCGGCCCACCTTGCGGGTGCGCAGCTGATTGATCATCTTCAGCTTCGTCTCCTGAACCTGCCACATGCGCATGTCCAGCGTGTCCTTGGTCACATAGGCAAGGATCTCCACCTCGAAGTCGGGCAGCTCGTTCATGAGCCGGTTGCCCTGCCGGATGATCCGGCCCTCGCGCTGCTCGACATCCGACGGCCGCCACGGCACGTCCAGATGGTGCTCGGCGACCAGCCGCTCCTGCACGTTGGTGCCCGCCCCCATCTTGGCGGTCGAGCCGACGACAACGCGTACGTCGCCCGCATTGACCTTGCGGAACAGACTGGCCTTCTGGTCGTCGGTGTTGAAGTCGTGAATGAAGGCAATCTCGTGCTCCGGGATGCCCTTCTCCACCAGCGCCGCCTTCAAGTCGTCGTAGACGCTGAAGCCGCGCAGCGCGGCGCGCACTGCGTCCAGCCAGTCGGAGCCCTTCGCATCGAGCTCGGCCTGTGCTGCCTCGGCATCCTCCACAACACCAAGCGCCGATTCATTGCCCAGCGCCGCCGACGCTTGCACGTCCTCGGTCACAGCCGCGACGCGCGCCTGCAGCGCTTCGTACTCCTTCAGCTCGGCGCGCGCATGCTTGATCGGCGTGCCAAGGTCGGAAAACACGACCTGCGTGCCCTTGACCCCGTGGTACCGACGATACCGCGCCATGATTTCGTCGCTCGCACGGTCGATGCGCCCACCGGGCTCGCGCTCAGTGCGATCGAGGTCGACCAGCCGGATGTCCATGGCGGCCTTCCGGCCGTCGCCCATGATCACCAGCACGTTGTCCTCGCCCTTCTTCGGCGGCCCGCGGCGCTCCTCCACGATCTTGGCGCGCTCGGCCAGCGCCTTCATGTAGTCCTCTTGCGCCGGCGTCTTGTCGAGGCTGATTGGCGTGCGCCGGTCGCCCTTCAACTTCGGCAGCGGGAATTCGGCGCCGTCGTTCTCATCGCGGTACGCGGCCTTGATGTCGTCCATCGTCACCGTGTCGCACACCTGGTCGAACATCTTCAGCAGTTCGGGCGTGTTCACGAAGTTGCTCATGCGACTGGAGGCCTTGAAGCCGTCGCCCGATGGCTTCTGCATCCACACCTGCTCGACGCTGGCGAAAGTGTTGGCCCACGCGTCGAACGACTCGAAGCCGAGCTCCTTCATCTGGGTGGGCATGAGGTACCGCATCATGTGGTACATCTCGGCCAGCGAGTTGCTCACCGGCGTGCCGGTCGCGGCGACCACGCCTTGATCCCGACCGTTCTTCGCGAAGATCTGATTGATCTTCACGTACATGTCGTAGGCGCGCTGCGAGCCTGCCGAGTCGCCCAGGCCCTGCACGTTCGACATCTTGGTGCTGAACATCAGGTTCTTGAACATGTGGAACTCGTCGATGAACAGCTGGTCGACCCCGATTTGCTCGAAGTCCAGCAGGTCATCCATGGGCTTGTCGCGCAGCCCTTTGATGCGGTTCTCCAGCTTTTCTTTCAGCGCCTCCAGCTGCTTGACCGTGCGCTTCTTCTGCGCACCGTCGACGTCGCCCGACACAACGCTGTGGATGGTCGCGACGATGTTCTGAATCTGCTGCCGGTTGAACTCGGCTTCGAACTCGGGTGCCGGGCGGATGAAGCCGAACGACGAGTGCGCGATGACCACAGCATCCCAGTCGCCCGTGGCAATCTTCGCCAGGAATTTCCGGCGGTTCGCCTTCTCGAAGTCCTTCTTCGTCGCCGTGAGGATGTTGGCGCCCGGGTAGAGACGGTAGAAGTCAGCGGCCCACTGCTTCACAAGGTGGTTCGGCACCGCGACCATGTTCTTCGCGGCCAGGCCGGTGCGCTTCAACTCCATCGCGCTGGCCACCACCGTGAAGGTCTTGCCGGCGCCTACGACATGATCGTAGAGCGCCGTGCGGTCCTGCACCGTGCGTGCGATCGCATTGCGCTGATGCCGGCGGAACTTGATGACGTCGTCAGGCACCTTGCCGGGGAAGGTCATGGACGCGCCGTCGTACACCCGCGTCACGTAGTTGTTGTTGGTGTCGTTGTACGCGCGCACCAGCATCTCCGAGCGGTCGGCATCGTTGAACAGCCAGTCGCTGAACTTCTCGCGGATCTCGGTGGCCTTGGCGTTGGCCGCCTCCGTGGCCTCGGGATCAACATGCGGCTTGCCGTCGGCGTCCTTGAACGACACCTTGATCGGCCGGTTGTTCAGCAGCGACGCCAGCAGGTCGCCGCCATTGGCATGCTCAGTTCCCCATGTGTTGCGGTAGGCCACGTCGTTGCCAGCCCGGATGCTCACTTGGTAGGAGCTGTTGAGCTTGACGTAGCGCACGCGCGCCGAGGTGCCTTCACCGAACAGCACCGTCGCGAAGTCTTCGTAGACCGCTTCGGGAACCCACGGCGAGCCGACGCGCGCGACGATCTCGTGCGCACCCACATCTGCCGGCTGCACCTCTTCCAGCGCACGGACGTTGGCCGACATGCCAGCGGCTCGGGCCTGCGCCAGCTTGGCGCGAACGTTGCCCGACAGGTAGGCGTCGCGCAAGACGAACTCATCGGTCGCCGGATCGCGGAACAGCATCGGCGCGTCGCCTGAGCTCAACTCGCGCAGCACATCGTCGGCATCGCGCTTCAGCAGCTTGCCGATGTAGGCCGCGTCCAACTTGCCGCGCTCGGCCATCGACACGGCAAGCGCGTCGGCCGCACTGTCCACCTTCACCACCTGCGCGCGCGCAGCGACAACGCGGCGCGCGAAGATCGGCGCCTTCGTCGCGGTCGACTTCGTGGGCTTGATGCCTTGACGCTTCGCTGCGGCCGGGCCGATGCCAGGCGTGTAGTTGTGCTCGAGCGAAGCCAGCAGCGGGAAGTCAGGATCGTCGTCGAACACGCGCAAGGTGCTGGGGTCGTTGATCAGGCCGTGCGTGGCGCGGTAGGCGTCGTACTGGCGGTTCAGCGTGGCGCGCAGCGTGCCCATGCCCTTGTCGTCGTCGGCCATTTCCGCGGCGATCAGGCCGCGCAGCGTGCTGCGCATGCCGGCCAGCGCCTTGATGCGCTCGAAGCCGGCGTCGCCCAGCGTGGTCTTCTCGGTCCACTGCGTGGCCGGTGTGATCTCGCTCGCGCGTGCCTCGCCGCCCAGGTCGGTCAGGCGCTGCATCAGCTTGTCGCCCTCGACGAAGAAGCCGCCCTCCTGCACCGCGGGGTTCTTCAGCGCCACCACTGCGGCACGAGTCTGTGTGGCCGCGCCGGTGTCGGCGATCGAACGATAGACGTTCTCCGGCAACTTCGCCACCGCGGCGCGCAGCAGGGCCTGCGTGTCCTGGCCGGCCCGTGCCACCAGAGCGGGGAAGTCGGGCCCGTACATGGAGCCGAACGCGCCGTAGTCGCCCAGCATCATGTCCGGGTTGTCTATGAAGTACTGGTTCAGCGCGACGCTCTTGCCGTTGCGATCGGAGTAGTTCTCCACGCCGAGCCAGCGCTTCGCGTCGGCGCGTGCTGCCTTGCCGCCGAACTCGGCGTCGGGCCGCCTCTGCAGGAAGATCAGGTCGGTCGTCACCTCGGTGCCGGCGTTCTTCGAGAACGCGTTGTTCGGCAGGCGGATCGCGCCGAGGAACACGGTGCGGTCGGCGATGTAGCGGCGCGCGCGGTCGGTGCGCGCGTCGAGGAAGGCATTGGTGACGACCTGCGCCAGGATGCCACCCTCGCGCAACATGTCCACGTTCTTCGCGAAGAAATAGTTGTGAAGGCTCAGGCCGGACAGGTGTTTCCGGCCGCTGGCGTCCACCTGCGTGTCGCTGGCGAACGGCGGGTTGCCGACGGCTGCATCGAAATAGGCGTCGTTGCCCTTGAACTCGGTGAAGTCGGCGCGCTGCACGATCTGGCGCGGGTACAGCTGGCGGGCGATGCCGGCGGCGATGGGCTCGCGCTCGATCGCGGTGAAGCGGCCGGCGCTGCGCATGTCGGCGGGCATCAGCCCCAGGAAGTTGCCGACGCCTGCGCCGGCTTCCAGCGTCTTGCCGCCGGTGAAGCCGAACCGGCGAAGCGCTCCGTAGATGCCGTCGACGACGATAGGCCGTGACGTGTAGTGCGCATAACGCGTCGACTGGCGCGCGGCCGCCAGCGCTTCCGGCGCCAGCACCTCGGCCAGCTCGGCGACTTCGCGCGACCAGTCGGCGTTGGCAGCGTCGAAGGCCTGCGGCAGGCCGCCCCAGCCCACGTAGCGAGCCAACACCTTCTGTTCGTCGGGGGTTGCCAGCCGGCCAGTGCTTTCGAGAGCGTTCAGCAACCGAATGGCCGCGACGTTATTCTTGAACTTGGTCTTCTGGCCGCCCTCACCCAGCGCAAAGTCATCCTCGATGGTGAAATCTTCCGCAGTGATCTGCGGCGCGGCGATCGGTGCAGCGTTGGGCGCCTCGGTCGGGCCGCCCTCCAGGCTCAGTCCGGACTGTTCGGGTCGAAGTCGCTCAGACCCTGCATCAGGTCGCGGTGCGCGAGATACCCGGCGCTTCGGCGCATCTTCGGCTGCTGCTGGGGTTCCTCGGGCAGAAACAGGTACTGCTCGCGCGTCTGCTCCCACGCCTCCTGCCAGGTCGCGCCCTGAGTCGTCAGCACGCGGATCCCGGCCGCCGTTGCGTCGGCCGCCTCCGTCAGCGCCTGTTCGAGCTTGCCCGACTTCTCCAGCCGGGCGTACATCTTCGGCAGGTGCTCCTTCCAGTGCTCCCGGGCTTGGGCGATCCAGTTCGCGTGCTGCATTTCCATCTTCCTTGCCTCCAGTATCAGCGGCAGGGGCCGCGGCTTCAATGCTGTTCACATCCACAGCCTCAACGGCAGCGGCGCTGTCGAGCCCGTCGAACGCCGCGGCGCGCGGATCGAATTTGACGGCCATGTACAGGGACTTCAAATAGGGCTTGATGCCCTCCCCCATGTCCTCGACCATTGCCCGCGCGTAGGCAGCAAAGGTGCGCGCGCCGCGCTCGATGTGGTAGCCGGCCAGCGTGATGCCGGCCTGCAGCAACTCCGGGTCGATGCCGCTGTTCAGCGTGCCCAGCTTGCGCTTCAGCAGCGCGCGGGCCGCGGCCGCTGCGTCCTCGGTGAACACCGTGTTCGCGCTGACGGCCGGTGCGGGTGCGGGCGTCGTAGCCCCCTCCGACGCTTCCGCGCTCGGGAGCTGCTTCACCTCGTCGACCAGACGCTCGATCAGCGCGTTCAGCCGGATGGCCTTGACGGGCTCACCTGCATCCAGCTTCGCAAGCCATTGGTGATGGCCGTCAAGCACGTGGCCATCGGCCGACACGAGGATGCTGCGGTCACCGCCGGTGAAGGCCTTGGCTTTCTCCACGCGCGCGGGCGAGAACTCGGCCTGCGTCGGCTTCAGGTCGCCGGCCGGGATCTCCACCTGCTCGTGCGCGATGCCGCGCGCGTTCAGGAAGTTCACCATCGCGCCCCTGTGCTCGGCCTTGATCTGCGGCATGTCGGCGCGCGGCACGCCCTTCGTGCCGGACTCGGGCGAGAACGCAGTCCACTCGGCGTCGATCTTCTTGCCAGCCAGGCCTGCGGGCGGGGGCGGGGCAGCCGCTGCGGCCTCAGCAGCTTTTTCCCGAATGAACCACCCGCCGTCCTTCTTGAAGGTGTAGGCGTCGATGGCTTGGGCCTGCTCCTGCGTCAGGTCGGTGCGCACGATGCCGCGCAGCACCTTGCCGCGCCCCGTGGTGTGCTCGACTACTGCCCGCGCGGGTGCAGCATCACTGCGTGGTCGAACGGCAGCAACACCGCCGCCGACTGCTGGAGCGACCGCAGGAGGGCTTTCTTGCGCGGGCGCTGCGGCGGCAGGAGTTGCAGGCGACGCGGCGGGATGGGTGGGATCTTGCTCATCGATGGTGGTCTCGGGTTGTGGCGCCGCCTTGCGCACGACGAAGCCGCCCTTGACGGCCACCACATCGTGTCCGGGTCCGGCCTTCTTCGCCGCGTTCACGGCCGGCAGCCGGATGGTGAAGGGTTTGCCCTTCGCGTTCAGCACGTCGCCGTCGAGGATGCCGGCGTCGGCACGCTCCTTCGCCGCACGGCGCTCCTCGCGCAGTGCCTCGCCTTGCTCGTAGCCCGGCGCGCCCTTGGTGGCCAGCGCGAATCCGCCGTCGGCAGGCACTGGCAGGGCTTGGATGCTGCTGCCCCGTGCCTTCTGTTCCTTGCGGAATGTGTCAGCGTCCTCGTAGGTGGGGAAGACCTGCGGCGTGACCGGTGCTACGGCGTCGCGTTCGGCGGCAGGTTGAGCAAGCGCGTCAGCTTCGACGGGCGCCCCTTGTTCCAGCATGCCGCCCGCCAGGCCGCCAGCCATGCCGAGTTCTTGAGACGCGGCAGGAGCGACCGGTAGCTGCGCTCCACTCTCACCGGGAACAGGTTGGCCGACTTCATCAGTCGGCGCTTGATCGATCGCACTTTCATTCAGGGCTCCAAGGACATCAGGGTTGATGGCAGCCACCGGAGGCGGCGCCACGGTGCCGGATGCGCGCGTCAGCGCGCCCACCGGCTTGGATTCGACGTCGACCACATCAGCGCCGGCCGCGTTCGCCGACTTGGTGAGCGGGCCGCGCTCCACGATGCCGCCGCGCGCTGCGCGATCGGCGGCCATCGCGTCGTTGGCGGCCTGCCGCTGATCGGTCGTCTGCGCGCTGCCATCGGGGCCGACGGTGATCACTGGCGACGGCAGGCCAAGCATCGGGCCAGGCGGCTTCGGTGCAGGCTTCAGCAACGCATCGTTCGCCGCAGGCGGATGCCCGCCGCCAACAATGTTCGCGCCGCCGCCCATCGCAGCGCCGCTCAGCAGGCCCAGCACTGCGGCCTGGTCGACGCCTTCATCGAGCGGCTTGCCGAGCGCCGCGTTCTGCATCACCTGCTCTTGGATGGACTGCGGCAGTTCCTCGAGGATGCCCTCCGACGCGGCGCCTTCCAGCACGCGGCGCACGATGCCTTTGGCGCTGGCCGGGTTCTGCACCGCGCCCACCAACATCATGTCGACATCGTGGATGCCCAGCGACTTCGCGACCTTGTTGCCCAGCGCGCCGAACGCGGCGGTACCGGCACCAGACAGCGTCGCCAGACCGGCCTGCTTCGGCGTGAGCAACCCGTCAGGCGTCTCCTGACGAATCTGTTCCGCTGCGCTGCCGCCGCCCACCACGCCCTCGCCGAGCGCCGCAGCACCCATGGCGCCGAGACGCGGCGCAGCAGCCATCAAGCCGCGCCCGACCACGCCACCGGCGCCCATGCTCGGCAGCGACTCGATCACGCTGTGACCGATGACCGATGGGTTCTGCAGCGCCGCCACGAACTTGCCGCTGAAGCCATCGGCCTGCTGCACATTCTGGAAAGCCTGCTTCTGTTGGTCGGAGTACTGCTCGTCCAGAATGGCCTTGGCGTCCTTGGGACGGAAGCCGACGCCCTCCAGAGCGCGTCCCACACGGCCACCAGTGGGGATGTCGGCCAGGCCGACAGCAGCCTCGGGCACGCTAATCGCGCCCTTCAGCGCGCTGATGCCGACGTCGGCGGCCACGCTGCCCCAACTGCGGGATTTCTTCTCCGGCTGCGGTTCAGCATCGTTTGCCGGCTCGCAGTACTGCAGCCCGCTCGAAACGAGATCGTCGAGCGTGGTTTCGCGATAGCTCGGCTTCGCCTTCTTCTTCGTCATGGGTGCCTTACCGGGAGGGGGGAATGAAAGCGGCACCGGAATTCGGCAGCGCCGGCTGGTATTCGGCTTCGGCCTGTGCGACGGCTTCGCGCGCGGCCTGCACTTGCGCAGCGCGCTGGTCGATCGCCGCGCGACCGGCGGCCAGGCCCGGCGCTGGAGCGCTGCGGAGTGCGGCGAGCTGCTGACGGGCCGCATCGAGGCGCGCACCAGCAGCATCTGCCGGGCTCGCTGCGACCGCGGGCACCGCGCCTGTCGGCGACGAAACTGCCCCGACCGGCGCTGCACCAGCGCGGGCCGGGCTCGAAGGCTTGCTGCCGCTGGCCGCACCGGGCGCGGTGAAGCCCCATGCGGCGAGTTGCTGCGGGTTCGCTACCTGCTTCGCCTTGTCGTAGGCGGCGGCATAGGCGGCAGGATCGGCCTTCGCTGCGCGAAGCTCCTTGCTGACGGTCTGCTGCACGTAGCGATTCGTGTTGTCCGCTGCGGCGGCGTCCCGCAGCTTTCCGTAGATCGCCTGCGCGCGCTGCTCGCTGTACGGCTTGCCGGTGGCCTCAGCTTCCTTGCCCGCCAGCTCCATCGCTTCCTTGCGCGCCTGCTTGGGATCGAAGTCGCTCAGCGGATCGAACGGCGCCGCGTCGCTGCTCTGGCCACTGCCCTTGCCCTTCGCGGCGGCGACGGCTTGCTTGATGTCGAGACTACGCGCGGTCAACCCTTCCATCGCCATGTTGTGACGGCTGGTCTCCGCACGCGTCTCCTTCTTGTCGGTGCGGTCCTCTTCGCGATTCTTCTCGGCCGTGTAGTGCGCCATGCGCGCGGCCGGATCGATGGTCTGGTCGAGCATCCACGCGGCCTGCGTTACGCCCTTCTCGTCGTTCGAGAACACCGGCAGGCCCGGGATCGGGTTCGGCTTGCCATCCTTGTCGAGTGCGGCGTAGGTCACCGACTTGCCGTCAGGGCTGACCACGGCCTTCACCTTCATACCCGCCATCGGCCCGGCCTCCGATCCGGTACCGAGTTGTGCAAGCCCCTCGTGCCCTGCGCGCATCGCACGGCCGAGATCCCGTTTCCAGCGCTGGTCGGCCAGTTGCATGGTCTGCAGTTCCGCCGAGCGCGCGCCGCTTTCGATCGCCATTGCCTTGTCGGGCGCGCCCTGCGCGCGATAGACCTGGGCGACGCGCTGATTCACGGCCTCGGGCGAGTTCTGCCGCGTGAGCTCAGCCTGAGCCGCGCCACGATCGGCGAAAGACCGCCCTGCAACCTGGTACCCGCCGGCCTGCAGCCCGCCGTTCGCCATGGCGGCGTTCTCCGGCAGGCCAACGTCCCGGTTGTCCATGGTCGGCGGCGCCGTCATGCCGCCGGATCCTTCGACCATGGCGATCGGTCGGCCGGCGTCTTTCAGCGCCTGCTTCTCGGACTGACGGTCGGCAAGGTCCTGCCGCGCGGCGGCGCGCTGCTCGGAGCGCCACTGACGCTCCTCCTCGCGGTCCTTCTGATCGTCAACCATCTTCTTGCCTTGTGCCCAGCCGCCAACAGCGGCCGCGAGCGCGTGTCCCCATCCTGCTGCCATATCAAACCTCCAACGCCATCGCGTGGCCGCGTGGCTTCTTGATCGCCGCAGCGAGCTTGTCGACCTTCAAGTTCAGGCCCTGAATCGCGGCCATCGCGATACCGTTGCTGCTGACGAGATCGATCTGTTTGCCACCAGGAGCAACCGAATCGCCCATGTGGGCCTGAACGTCCTGCGCCATCGGGCCGACGTGATCGCCGCCAGAATCGCCGTCGACAGCCCCCGGCTTGTATTTCCACTTTGAGACCGGCGTGTGTGCCACCGCTTCCAGCACCTTCTCCGGATCCACAGGTTTGATGTCCTTCTTTTTCTCCTCGTCGGACATCGCCATGAGCGCCGGCATCCAGTAGCTGGAAGTGCTCGCGGCAAGTGCAGCAATGCCACCGACCGCCGCTTGGGTATTTGCCGCCGACGCGTTGTTCGCGGCCTGCTGCTGGCCGGCGATATTCCCGTAGATGCCTGCGGCGTTGCCAAGCCCCGACTGCGCGCCCGAATAGCTCTGCTGCACGCCGGTGGAGCCCGCCGTCGCCGTGTTGATCGCGTTGTTGGAGTTCGCGACCGCACTATTGCCTTGCTGGAGCGCCAATGCAGCCTGAGTCGCCTGGCCGCTCGCAATGCCGCGGCCAAGGTTCACGACGTCGGCCTTCTTCGCCGCACCGATCGTCTCCACGTTGCGCATGGCTTGCGTGCCCGCACCAGCCATCAACTTCGACGCACCGAGATCGATAGAACCTTGCAGCGCCATGGCCTTGCCGCTCGCGGGATTGACGCCAGCACGCTCCATTTCGCGCATCGTGGCGCCGCGCTGGGCTGCGACACTGCGCTCGACATCCGAGGTAGCAGCGGCAGCCGCGGCAGCACGGCGCTCGGGCGTGTCGTAGTTCTGCGCCTCTTGCGCCATCGCGATTTCCATCGGCCGGTACGTCGACTGATAGTCGTCGTATGCCTGGGTCGCCTGCTTGTTCGACAGTTGCGAGGCCTCGAGCTGGGACGCCGACTGTCGGTTCGAAAGATCGGTAGCCGTCGCGCGCTCGTCGGCCGAATCGGCGTAGATCTGCTTCGCCCAGGCGAGCTGCTCCTTCGACAGGTCCGCCTGCGTCATCGCGAGATAGTTCTGGCCGCTGGTGTCGGCTGCTTTGGCGCTGCCGAGCGCGAGGTGCGCGCCGCGCGCGCGCTGCAGTTCAAGCAGCAGATTCATCGAAGACTCCTTTGTGCCGCGAGGGCGCATTGGCGAACGAGTCGCCGTCATGGGTCTTCGTAACCCGGATGGCATCCGGCTGGTATCCAAGGAACCGTGCCATGCGGTCTGCCCCGTTCTCCAGCCTGAAATGGAAGGTGGCTTCACGTACACCGAGCGCGAAGATGCAGCGCTCCGCGAACTGCACGAGGTGCAGGCCCACCAGCGATGTGCGGTGCGGTGGCTCGATGTACAGCAGGTCGTCGCTCACGCTGAGCCGGCTGGTGTCGAGGTTCGTGCCGACGTAGAGCCACACGCTGCCGGCCAAGCCGCCATCAGCCGCACGGGCCGTGAAGATGGTGAGTTCACCGCGGCGCTGGAGCTCGCGCAGGCGGCGCCAGTCCGTGAGGATCGGCGCGCCGTCGCTGGTCTCGTGCAGATACCGCGTGCGCTGGGTGCGAAGTTCGCCTTCGGCATCGGTCAGTCGCTCGCACTGGAACGCGTAGCCGCCGCGGTATTCAGGCGCGAAACGCGCCGGATCGACCGACAGATCAGGCGCGCTGCACGCTTCCCGCGCGATGTCGATCGCGAGTTCGGGCGTGAGCACTTTTCCGACTTGACGGGCCAGCGCAACAGAGAGCATTTCGCGACGCATCGCGGAATTGGGCCTACCGCCGAGGCCCAATACAAGGGGGGTCCCGGCGCCCTATGCGGGCCAGCTGATCAGTGCGAGTGCGTCCGCATCCGGGGCCGCATCGATCTGCTCGCGCAACGCCCGCGCGGTCTGATGCACTGCATCGCCGTGTGCAAGAACGGCCAGGGCGACCCTGGGGAATGTCTCCTTCGACAGGGATACGGTGCTGTTGTCGAAGCGGGTCCAACTAATGGACCAGTCTGCTGGCAGAAATGCCAGTCCGGCCATGACACCTGTGATGTTGAGTACGGCAGTCGGGTCCGCGTCGAACCGGCCCAGGCCCTCGACCGTCACACCCGCGGCCAGCGCGGCGGCCCGCGCCAGCTTGATCCGCTCCCACGCCACGGCCTTCAATTGCTCGAGCGGCGGCAGCACCCACACCTTCGCAGCTCGATCCAGTACGTGTCGTGTGCTTGGTCGCGGCGGCAGCGTCATCCAGGCGTCATTCGGGCCGAGGTACTCGTCTGCCGCCACCAGCACGTCGCGCACCACCCGGACACCCGCCGCGATTGGCGGCATGTCCAGGGTCACCCCCGTCCCAACGACAAGACCGTCGCCATCGATCAGCGTATATCTGAAAGGTGCAGGGATCGGCGCCTCCTCAAATGCTTCATCGTCGTCAGGTTCCTCGAACATGTCTCACCTTTTGCGCAGCAGCGTGGAAAGCACGCCTGGAATGGCCGATGTGTGCGGGGCAAGCGCCGTCGCAGTGATCATGTGGGAGCCGGCCCCGTGTGTTGTCACGCTCGCCCGCGTGACAGGGATGCCGCGGAACAATGGCGAGCTGGCCTCCGCCGTGTCGGCAGTGGTTGCTGACGGCACCAAAACCGTCGCTGCGCCTGTGAGTGCGTATCCCGTCTCGAATGAGGCACCGCCGCCGGCCGCCGGAACCATGTCCCAAGAGACCATATTCACCGCCTGCCAGGTCTGGCCAGCGGGGACAGTGAAGCCGACAGACAGGGTTCCCGTGCTGCCCGAGGCCGAGAGAGCCGTCGAGACGGCATTGCCCGCGATGTTGATCGTGTTCACGGCATCGATCGCCGATGCTGTCAGCGTTCCGCTGAAAGTGCCTGTGGCACCGGACAGCGCGCCGGTGGTCAGCCCGTTGAAGCTCCCGGTAGCGGCATTCAGCGCGCCACTGAAGACGGCACTGCCACCGATGACGCTGAGTCCGGGGGCGCGCAGGTCTCCGTTCGCGGCAACCTCGAAGAACCTGCCGTCGTTGAAGTTGCCGATGCGCAGCACATCCGCACCAAGATAGAAGCCAGAGCCGCCGGCTGCGGGCCACGCGCTGCCCGTGAAGTTTCCGCCCGCCACATAGCCGCGGAAGGTGCCATAGGCGGCTGTCAGCTCGCCGGCAAAAGTGCCCGTGGCAGCAGAGAGCGACCCGGAGAACGATCCATAGGATGCGAACACGCCCCCACGGAAAACGCCGTTGTTCGCTTCGAGCGTGCCAGCGCCGTTGATGCGCCATCCTGTCAGGCCTGCAACATAGTCGGTGGACTGGATGAACTGGCCGACCGCGATGCTGCCAGCCGTCAGCTTCGATGCGCTCAGATTTGCAACCTTCGCGTTGTCTACGGCCAAGTTGGCGATCATGGCATTCACGACAAACCCGTTGTGGATATAGGCGTCGCTGGTGTACGTGCCAGCGCCGACGATGGACCCATCGGGCAGCGTGATCGGCTCGGTGACCACCTTGAACGGGTTGCCGGGGCCGGTCATTGCCTGCACCAGCTTCGCAACGTCCGCTCCGGTTTTGCCCTCGATACCGTTGATGCCGCCGGCCGGGTCGACCGACAGCACGCCGTCGCGCGAGCGCCATTTCAGCCAGAGACGCCATGTGGTCGACGGGTCTGTGGCGTAGGCGAACACGGTACCGGGAGCAGCCATGAGTTCGATGGCGTCTGCGAAGGTCGGCAGTGGGTCGCCGGCCGCGACCGTCGTGCCGTACAGCACCGACGCGCCGTGACCATGCCCCTGCTGGTACGTAGCCGGGTCGCACTCGATGATCAGGTTCGAGATTGCTCCGGTGACGGTGAAGCCGGTGGGCGTCGGCGGTGGCGTCAGGTTGGGTGCGGAGCCAATCCCGGTACCGGGCCCGCCGATTGGAGAGCTACCGCCGTTCGAAAGATAGCCGTCGCGCAGCTTCGCAAAGCCCGATTCGACGAGATCCCGCAGCGTGACGGCGCGATCGAGCCTGTTGCCCACGCGCCCAAGCATGCGCATCATCTCCTCCCGCATGCGCGGGGCGAAGTTGGCGGCCGAGGGCGTCGGCAGATCCCTACGCTCGTCCGCCACGATCAGCCCTCCGCGAGCTCGGCCATGCTGCTGGCCATCGCCACCCACTGTACCGGGTTCGAGGTTTCGATCTGCACCTGGTGGTTGCGCGCCTCGAAGCCGCTGGGCAGGCGGAAGGGCTGCGCGTCGGCCACCACGCGCGTATGGCGCAGCGTCGTCGCATCTGGCGCCGTGAACAGGTCGGGCCGCTCGGCGGTGCGCTCGGCCACCACGGCTGGTTCCAGATCGAGAGCGTCGAATACAACGGTGACGGGAAACTCGTCGGCCTCCACGCGTGCGCCAGCAAAGTTCCGGGCCGTGCCGGTGAAGACCTTGCTCCGGAAGGTCGCTGTCATCATGGCAGTGCCGGCATCCCATTTCTTGATGTCGGTACCGTCCAGTACGAACAGCGCATCCTGCGATTCGTCGAAGAACATGGCCTCGTAGCCCGCATCGAGGAAGTAGATGCCGGTCGGGTTCAGCGGATCAATCAGGAAGCCGCGGCGCGTGCCGTCGACCTCATAGGTGCCGAAGTAGGCGCCCTCGTAGATTGCGCCCGTCATGCTGGCCGGTTTCATCGCCTGCCACTGGTCGCGCGTGATCAGGCCGGTGGTCAGCAGCTTTGCGCCGCTCTCGCCGACGTAGGCCAGGCCATCTGGGCACGCCCAGGCCACGCCGTGGCCCAGCCCAACTGCCGACAGTGGCGCAACGCATGACTGCGCCATCGGCAGCGGCTGCTCATCCAGCGAGTCCGGCGAAGACCCCGACACCAGCACGGGGCGGCCGGTGGTCAGCACCAGCAGGTTCTGGCCGAAGACCCCAAGTGCCACAGCCTTGGAATTCGGCGGCAGGGTCTCGTAGGCGATCGGCCAGGCATACACCTTGTAGGCGATGCAGTACCGCACGGCGCCGTCGACCGTGTTGATCGCCGCGGCCATGCCGTTCCACATCGCCGTCAGGTAGCTCAACGTGGCCGGAGGCGGCAGCCAGCCGTCGGTGGGCATCACTTCGCCCAGAGCGCGACCGTCATCGGTCGTCGCGCCGACGGTCGCCAACTCCTCCCGCAGGAAGAAGTACTCCGCATCGCCGGCTGTGCCGGTCTGCGTGCGATACACGCGCAGCCGGTTGATACCGTGCGCGCCAGCCGGCGGCGCATCGAGGTTTTCGATGGTGAAGGTCGCATCGGTCTTGCAGGACACCTCGAGCGACACAGGAGACGGTGCGCTCTCTTCGCCCTGGTCGGTGACGTAGGTGTAGACGTAGTACCGGATCTCGGTCTGGTCGGCCACGCCCTCCTCCAGCGGAACCAGAATCGGCGCCGACACTGGCACCAGCACGCCGAGGTCACGGTACGCCGTCGGGAACGGTGGTGCGGCCAGCGCGATCGTGCTGTTCGTCTGCTTGGGTGCGCCGTCACCCGTGTAGTAGGTGCGCTCGGTCGCATCGCCACTGATGAAGCCATGGATGGCATGCACGATCGTCGACCACGAAAGCCAGTACAGCGAATCGCTGGCCACGTCCCGACCCATGCGATAGATCGTGCGCGTACCGGCCTGCACCGCAGCCACGTTGAACGGCTGTCGCCACGGGCGCAAATCTCCACAGCCCGGCTTTTGGTTGACGGAAAAAACACCATGCACATCCTCTACCAACTTAGAATTTGGTGAGAGAACAGCTCCATTGAAGCCTGAAATTACACTGCGCATGCTCTCTCCGATTTACAGTCAAGTTTAAGTATGTTGTTTCCCACGCGACAGACCCCTGGACTCTGCTCATACTTGAACGGCCACTACAAACAAAGATTTAGTCTTTTATTCAGGAGAGCTTCAAAAGAAGGCGTTACTCCAAAACGTTGACATCAAACTTTTCCCGCCAACAATCTTGAAAACCCAAGGAACATCCATGAGTAACAACAGCCGTGATGAAGAAAATAAAAAACTCAATCCTGTCCGCATCGGGCTAGGCACCGTCTATGCGCATGGAGGGGATCTAGGTTCGGCGATACATGAGATTACTGGCGATAGTATTGAGAACATCTCTATTCCCGGATTGGCAGGTCCAAATGAGATCATCCAAATACTTGCAGACATTGGTGGATGGCATGCTATTGCGAAAGGCCTTTTAACTGGAGTCGGCACATACGCCGGACAACAAATATCCAAAGCCGCATGGGAGGCTCTCAAGCCCAAACTAGATCAAGCGCAAATAGGCATCAGCCACGCGATCAAATCTTTTCTCACTTCAATTCGCTCCAGCAACGCAGCAGGAAATGATGTCTCGATGGGATTGATTGAGCCAACCTTTGATTACCATATGCGTGCAGACCGGATTTCTTTAGTTGATCTGTCGGATACCGAGATCCTTGGACGAATTCTGGTTTTTTCCAACTGCGTTGACCTACTTGAGCCATGGCTGATCGCAGAGAAGGCTTCTGCAGACGCCGACGGCCGTCGACCATCGTTGACGATGCATATCACTCCGGAAGGAAATCTGATAGCGAGTTTGGCGACCGGCAGACCCAATGGCCAATTAATAGAAAAGATTTTTTCTTTTAACGGCGAGTTGCTAGAAGAACATATAACAAACCATTGAAACTCACAACCGCTGTCGGTTAAGCGCATAATCTTTCGCAACCAGCATCGGCACGTCGACGCCGCTAGCGCCAGTGAATTCGCGCAGCACGCGTGAAACCGAACCCGGGGTGACTGCATACCCTTGCCCCATGCCAATTCGCGCGCGTGAGTTAGAAACGTTCGCTTGGTAATTCGCGGTGGTCCGCCCCGCATAGGTTGAGAATTGGACACCGTCGATGTAATTCGTTACCTGAGAGGTGCCGGCCGTCGTGTCGAACAGGTAATGAGTGGCGAACTGCCGAAGCGTATTCAGCGGCAGGATACCCAAGCCCTGATTCATGACGCTCTCGAAGACACCCTGGCCCGGGTTGATGGTCCACCCGGCGTTCGCATTGTTGGCACCGCTCGTGCCGAATAGCAGGGGAGAACAAGCAGCAACCGGGTTGGCCGCCAACCGCATCCAGCAGATCAGCAGGAATGACTTGAAGCCTTCCAACACCGGCTCGCACACCCTGTTGTTCGCGATGCCCCCTTTCTGGATAAGCAGCCCGGCCTGCGCAGCCACGGCGGGCGGCCCGACCACGGCTTGCGCCACCACGAGGCCGGTCGCCACGTCGTAAGGCGACGGCGCGGCACCGTCGAATTGGGCCGCCGTCACGGCGCTGGCGCTGCGCGGGATCGCGGGGGCAACGTCGCGCGCCAAGTTGATCAGGCTGAATGCCGTGGCGTCCTGTGCCGGAAGCGCGCCGGCCGCGAAGCTCTCGGCCTTCTTCAAGTCAAAGATGAAATCGGTGCCGACCGTGGTCATCGGGTCGTTCGACAACACCGGCATGGAGTTGTCGCCGAAGCTGGCGGCGATTGATTCAACGAGTGTGGTCATGGTGGTCTTTCAGAAGCGCGTGCGAATCAGGCGATCGATCTGAGGGAAAAGCGTCTGCCCGATGAACTCGCTTCCGACCTCGATCGGGTGCGTGGTATCGCTCGGTGGCGATGCCACATAGGGCGCGAAGTAGTCCGTGGCCGGATACGTGCCGTTGATCGGGTTGCCCTTGATGAGGTTGCCCGGCGTCAGTGTGTCGATGAACGCGGCCAGCGGGTACTCCGAGCAGACGCGCTGCTTCGCGTCGCGGATGCGATACACGTTGGCCGTGGGCGCATCGTTGGGCCAGAACGGCCCCCAGCCGATAAAGGGCGCATTCGGGTGCGCTGTGAACCATGCATCGAGCACGCGGCGGTACTGCGTTGCGAATTCGCCCATGACAGCCGCATAGGTCGGCGCGCTGTAAAACTGGTCGCCGCTGTCGTTGATGCCGGCTTCCTCGATGCCGAGCAGGAATGCGCCGGTCGTGAAATCGTTGCTTCGGTCGATCTGCTTGACCTTGGGCGAGACTCCAGGGTTGACGATGCCGGAGCTGCCAACGCCTACGTTGAATACGTTCGCCCCGAGCAAGTAGCCGAGCCAGCGCGCCCACGAGTTATCCATCTCCGTGATCGAGCTGCCCATGCAGCACACCAGCGGCTTCGTGCCATCGGGCGCCGTGATCGTCTCGCCGTTGAGCACGTACATGCCGCCGAGCTGCAGCGCGCCATTGCCCTCGATCATGATCGAGCGCTTGGCAGAGACACCGGCGAAGTCGATCTGCAGGAGATAGGCCGCGCCGTCCGCTGCCGGGGTCAGGAATGCCTTGCTGACATAAGCGTAGTTCTTGCCCGTCGCGTCGCCAACTAGGACACGCAATGCGCCGCCTGCACCACGCAGCCGAACCCAGAGACACGTGCCGGTGTGAACGGTCTCAACCGCGGTGCCGCCCGCTCGCGTGAAGCCACCGGCATTTCCGTTCGGGCTGCTGCAGAGAATTTGCTGGAACGAGTTCGCACCGAACTGGCTGGTGAAGCCACCGGTCGTGCGCCATTTGCCGGACGAGTTCCATGCGGCAAGAGTGGTGCCAGCTGGGGCCGAGGGGTTGCCGCCGGTCAGGGTGAGCGTGGGCGGCGTGATCAACGACGGCTTCGGATAGCCGCCCCATTTCGACTGCGCCGACAGCATCGCCTGGCGGAACGCGGACGCGCCGCCTGTCGCCGCCGCGAGCAGCGCAGCGTCTGCAGTGGTCTTTGCTGCCGCGATCTGCGGATAGACCAGCGCGCCGGTGTTGTCGCGCAGCTTCGAGATACCGAAGGAGCCGTCCGTCTGTTCCCAGCGAAGCAGGCGCCCATAGCTGTCTGTGACGGCACGGGACCGGCCCGCCCATGACTCCACAGCCGTGCTTACCGGGCCGATCACCATGCGCTGCAGCGTGACGATCGAGATCGTTGCGCTGTCCGCCGCGAGCACGCGAGACAACACCTTGTCGATGTACTCGGTTCCATCAGAGCGCGTGCCACGCTGGAGCCGCCCGTAAGCGTCGACCGAGGCACGCAGGTAGCCTGCAATAGTCTGCGCGTTGAACGTCACCCCGGCGACCGTCAGGCTGGTTGCGGTGAGCGCGGCCAGCAAGAGTGAGAGTACGGGTACCCAACTGCCGGCGCCTGACGCGCCCACTTTGATGTACCAAGTGTTCTTCGTCGGATCGGGATCGCTTCCAACCAGCGCCACCGTCCGCTCGGGATAAGTGAGGACCATGGCACCAGCATTCGGAAAACCCACCGTCCCGCTGATTTGGCTTCCGAGGATGATGTCTCTCGCCTCCACGGCGGTCGCTGCGGCAGGCACTGCGAGCGCGGCTGCGTTTGTCGCTTGATCAACCGCTGGAAGGACAACATCTCGAGCAGCGATCGTCGCGTTCTTCGCTGCGTTCGCTTCATCACGGTACCCCATCGTCGCGTTCGCATTTCCGTCTGCATCGCCCGCGGCGGTCTGCGCCTGATCACGAAGCTGCTGGGTTTGAGCCTTCAGCCCTTGAACTTGCGCAATCGTCGCGGCTCCGTCCGGCTTGCCATCGTAGGGAGGAACCTCTGAGATCTCCGACAGCTCTGCCATGTCCTGATTCGGCACCACGGCAACGGTGCGCAGCGTCTTCCCGTTGGGCGCAATGATCTTCACGTCGTAGAACGACGACGCGCTGCCAAGCTCGTTCGGGAAAAGCGGCAGCACGACGGAGCCGTCGACCGCCGACGTCACCTCGATGTCCTGCGGCACTACGAAGCCCTGGTAGATCTCATACGAGGACAGTCGGGCCGACACGATCGCACCGGCCAGCGGCCGGCCGCCGACAGAGTCGAGCACCACGGTTCGAACAGCGCAGGTAGGGATGCTCATCAGATCCTCAGAAGAAGCTCGGCCGCGCGCGGGGCCGGATCGCGGCATTGCCGCGCCACAGCGCGGTCTTGACGCGGTTGCACTCGTCGGTGAACTCAGATTTCCGAAGCCCATCGCCGGTTATGTCGGCCACGGCGCCGAGGGCGATTTCCTTCAGGTAGCGGTCGAACAGCGCGTCATCGACGCCGGTTGCCGCGTTGCCAGGCTTCACGGCGCAGCGAACCACCAAGCGCAGGCCTGCGCCGACCGGCCCGCCGAACGCGATGCTCTTGCCGTCGGGCGTGTAGACGTAGCCACCGCGGCAGGGTTCCCCCGATCGCCAGATGGCGTATGGGTTGCCGTTGAACGTGGCACTCTCCAGACGCACCAGTTCGACATTCCGCTCCAGCTCGAGGTCATAGACCGTGGCGCCCTCGCGGGTGACGGTCGGGTCGAGCTCAACGATCCAGGCGCGCGTGCGCTCGCAGAACCGTTGCGCAGCGCGGCGCACGGCGTGCTCAAGCACTGGCTCCGGCGTGCTGGGTGCAGCCGGACGAACGTCGCGCAGGAAGGCCGACCACGTCTTCATTTGCGCGAAGGCCGGGCGGCCTGGTCGGAAGTGGTCTTGCCGGTCAGCGCCTGCATGAAAGTGGCCAGCGCGTTCGCGGCGCGTCCAGCATCGGCTACGTTGTCACCGTCCTCGGCCCAGGCGCGGTAGCAGACCCAGTCGATGAGCGGCCCCTCGTAGATGTCATCGAGATCGATGTTCGAGGTCAGCGCAGCGCAGTCCGTCGGGATGACCGCGCACAGCACGCGCGCCTTGGCGCCCTCGGCGGCGGGCGGGTAGACCTCGAATGACTTCGGGTCGTTCGGGTCGAAGGTGTAGTGCTTCACCTTCGGCACCGGCCCGGCCGTGTACCAATCGGGATCGAACGCCGTGAGCTGATCGCGGCTGATCAGCGTGATCGCGCGGCCACCGACGTTGCGGACGACGTCGAGCAGCCGCGTGCCGTTGGCCGGGATGGACTGTTCCACGCCTTCGACCAAGTCGAGGTCCACCTTCGTGGCCTTCGCGTCCGGCCGCACCGCAACCACCTGTAGCTGGGCGCCGTTGAGCCACCCGAGCAACGTCGCGTCGCTCCATCGGACCTTGCCAAGGTCTTTCAGGAGGATGCGGGCTTGGCCGATGACGCGTGAGGCCTGCACGGCTTACTCCGCGGCGCCGGTCAGCGCCTGCGCGACCATGAGGCGCAGGTCACCGACCTTCGTGCTGTTGCCACCGGGCAGAGTGATGCCGTGTTCGGCGGCGAACTCGCGCAGCTTGGCCGCGCTGTAGGTGTTCAGGTCCAGCACGGTTTCGTCGGGCGCGGTCAGCACCAACGGGTCAGCCGCGGGCGCATCAGCCGGCGGCGGCGCCGTGGTCGTGGCGGCGGAGCCATCGACGGGCTTCTGCGCTTGCGCGTCAAGCAGAGCCTGCGTGGCCTTAGCATCTTCGATGCCCTTCAGGCGGAGCACTTGACGTTCGAGCAATGCCTCGCGATCGTCCTCGTCGTTCTGATTCCACTCCTGACGGTCGAAGCCGCTGGTGGCGAACGCGCCTTCGATGATCTGCGTCTGCGTGACGATGACGCCTGGCGCGATCTCGATCTCGGCCGGCAGCGCTTCCGAGCCCTTCAGCACCGCATCGGGGTCGACGACGTCGTCGTCATCGTCGTCGCCGCCCGGCGGAAGCGGCGCGGGAGCGATCGGCGCAGCGGCGACCACTGCCGGCGAGGCCACTGGAGCAGGCGTGGCATCGCCCGCGTACTCACGGAACGCCTCGGGAATCGACAGCAGGCGGCTGACCGCACGCTCGTCGTCGACGTCACAGACCACGTGGCCGGCAACATTGGGCAGGAAATCGAAGGTCTTGCCGAAGACGTGGATCGGCGTCGGCTGGGTTCGGCGATAGGCTTGGAGACGCATCTTGCATTCCTTCAGGGTGAGGGGTTGGATGGATCACGAAAAAGGGGGCCACACCGCTGCGGCCCCCTGCACACTTACCGGGGCAGCGCGATCAGTTGCGCAATTGCAGGAGGGCCGTCAGCTGCTTGCCGGCGGTTGCGGAGGTTGCTGCGGCCGTGGTGACCTTCAGCGAGATGCGGCGCGCGACCGAGCGGTCCGCGGTGGCCGCGGCCGCCGACAAGGCACGTGCGAGCGAGCCGCTTGCGCCGCGACCCGGGATCAGGCCCGCGTCGTAGACGATCGCGAGGTCGGTGCCGGCGGCGTTTTCGACGCCCAGCGAGAAAGCCAGGGTGGGAGCACCGTTCGAGTCGAGCTGCGGCGCGATCAGGTGATAGTCGGCGAGCTGTACGCCAGGCGGCAGGTCGACCAGCGTGAGAATGTCGCCCACGACCAGGGCGGCGGCCGGGAACGTGAAATCCACGGGCACCGACGCGATGGTCGCGTCATAGGGTTGGGGGACGCTCTTCTTGCCGTTGGCAACGTCAGAGAGGTATTTCATTTCAGACTCCAGAAATCGGGGTTGGGGGCTTGAAGACAGGCCCGCCGAAGCGGGCCCAGGTCATCAGGCGTTCGGATCGGCGTTGTAGGTGTCCATCGCAACCACACCGAAGTCGCGCACGGTCTGGCCGTCCTTGGACTTGTAGGTGGTCTTCTTCACACCCATGATTGCGTGCGTGCCGATGGCGACCGAGTTGCCGTGGTCCTTCGTCTCTTCGGTCCAGCGATAGCGGGTGCCGCTTTCGTTGTCGCCGAAGGCCACCATGGCGGCCTGCGAGCCCAGGAACAGCGCACGTGCGGCGGGCAGGTTGGCGCCGGCGCCGTAGTCCGAGAACCGGATGACGTTGCGATGCTTGTGCAGGATCACATCGTTGTACATGCCCATGGCGCCGGTGAAGATCGGATTCTTCGCGCCCTCGGCAGCAGCTGCAGCCTTCTGGATGTCGAGCCAGCCGCCGGTGCCGGCGTCTTGTCGCATCGCGTCGGCCTGGTACGTGTGCATCAGCGCAACGTAGTGGTCACCGCCCTCGATCGAGATCGGGATCATCGACAGTTCGTCGGTACCGTCTCCGCCCATGGTCTCGGCCTTGGCCACGGCCTTGTCGATAAGCCGCAGCTTGAACGTGTCGGCCGCAGCAAGCGAGGCCTTCGAGGTGGCAGCACCGCCGTACAGCTGGTGCATGCTGTCTGGCGCGGTCAGTTGGTTGATCGCGAAGATCGGGTTGTTGGCACTCCACACCATGCCGCCACCGGTGCCGCGCGAGCCCGACAGGTAGATGAAGTAAAGCTCGTCCATGAGCCGCTTCCACCAGTCGGTGGACACGCGCTTCGCGTCCTGACGCAGATTGCGCAGCGTGCGCTTCTTCGTCATGCGCGAGCCGAGATCCGCACCGCCTCGCACTTGGTCAATGCGCAGGCGGTCGGTGAAGTACTTCAGCGGCTGTTCCTTGCCGTCGAGCGTTTCGTCACCGATCAGTGGCTCCATGTTCATGGGCATGAGCAGGTCGACGGTGACTTCGTCGCCGGCACCCGACTCCAGATCGTCGATGCGCTGGATGGGGAGACGGGAATCCTTGCCTTCCCCGATGAACTTCTTGGCCCAGTAGCTGGCCTTGTTGATGGCCACCGCCATCAGCGATGCCCACTTTTTGACCGCTTGCGGGTCGTTTACGCCGATCAACGTGCGCATTGATGCACTCCTCGTCCACTCTGGGACATGAAGCGCGTCTTGCGCAGATACCGGGTGTGCCCCCGGCGGCGGTGAGTTCGCTCCCGACAGAAGCGTCTGCGAAATCAGTGCGTGTAGCCTATAACCGAAAATCGAGAATTCAACACCCCTCACTGGCACCTATGGCAAAGCCTATCAAGCTCCAAGAAGATGACTGGTACTCGATCGTCCACCTCTTCGAGACCGAGTCAGATCGCGGCGTAGCTGTATTGACAGGTGGTTTTTTAGAGCACTACCTTGGGGCGTTTCTGAAGGGTTTTGTGGTGGATGAAAAGGCAGGCGCAAGCCTATTCGATGCGAGCGGTCCCCTATCGAGCTTCAGTCAACGGATCGCTTTAGCGAGAGCCTTTGGGTTCATCGATGAGACGCAATATCGCGAGCTGAACCTCATTCGCAAGATCAGAAATTTTTTTGCTCACCATCCGCTCGACGCATCATTTCAATCACAGGAAGTGAAAGCGATGGCCGAGCAGCTGAGGGGCCACAAAATGGCCGCGGCATTTCCGATAGAGAGCCAGAAACATTCGCAAGCTCGTGTTGGCTTCTTGATGAGCTGCGGGTGGCTCTGCGGCAACCTGAGTCAACGCATGAGTGAGAACGATCCAGCGAACCCGGACCTGCAAAACCCATTCGTTCCAACCACCCGATAGATCGCGTGGGCTGCGCCCGTCTCGGCCGCGTCTAGTTCGGCTCGGGCATGCCCGCCCGCATCCGCAGATACTGTGAATGTCCTGGCTGTAGTGGGCTCGCTTCGGACACAGGCGTCCGCGAAATTATTGCAAGAACGGATAGCACGATCCTTCCTACGCGAGGGCGCGATGGTGCACAATGAAAGTTCAATTCGTTGTCCTCACATGGTGAGGACGGCCCCGACCTTGGAACTGTCGGTGCATATTGAATGGCATGTTGAGATCTCGTTTGGGTTGGAAGTCTTCGCTTCTGTGTTCTTGTCCTTTATGGCTACATTGGAGGTGTTTATGGAAAATTCATTCGCTGTGTTAGTTAGCGTTTGTGCAAGCGTTTGGTGCGGTTTTGCGTTCCTGCGGAGTCTCTGGTGAGAAAAAATTCCGACCCAAACGAGAGATACAGCTGCCTGAATATGTGTAACGCACCAAGAGGGACGTAGGGGGTTCGATTCCTCCCGCTCCGCACCTTCCCTTGCTACCCGGCAAGTCCGGCAAGTCCGGCAGCACGCTCGATCGAAACGTCGTTTGCAGCCATGCGTGGCTTGTCCACCACCACGGCATCTGCCAGCGTGAGCCGGAGCCGTGCGGAGCGACCCGACTTGTCCTCCAGCGCGATCGTGATGCGGCCCTCGTCGAACGACAGCTTGTCGCCCACGCGAAGGTTGCGGATGAGAGTGGTGATGGACGTGGTCATGCGCCGAGATACCGTTCTTGTTGGTCAGGGGTCAGCTTTGCGAGTTCGCGTTCGAGGGCGGCCGGCTCGGTGATGCCGTCGAGGTGGGCGAATTCGGAGGCGATGGTGGCGTCTGCCGCTGCAGGCACGCCAGCGAGCGTCACGCCGAGCTTTGAGCGATCGGGCGCCGGTCGAGGTCCCTTCGCCACCGCTGCTGGCGCAGGTGCCGCTGCAGGTGGGGCCGCCGCGGCGGCAGGCGCTGGCGCAGGCTTCCCAGCGCGGCGCAGCATGTACGCGTGGGCCTCGGCCAGTGCCGCCTTCGAGTTCGCCAGGTTGCCCGGCGCATCAAACACACCCTGCTCGGCGAAGTCGGAGCTGAACATCTTCAGGGCGCGGTCGAACTGCGGGCCCAGCGTGGGATCGGTGTAATCGAGACCGGCGGCCTTGCCGAGCTTCACCGTTGCCTTCAGGTCGGCCCGGTAGTCTTTCATCATCGCTTCACGCTGGATGGTCTCGCTGGCGAGGTCCGTGGCCTCGGCGCGCAGCAGCGCATCCAGCTTGTCCTGCACCTTGTTCTCGATGGCTTGGTACTCGGCCTGGTCGATCTCGCCGTCCAGCAGGCGTTTCATTGCATCCGACTTCTCGGTGCGCAGGGTGGCGCGCTGCTGGTCGACGTCGGCCGGGGTGGCGCGTGCCGCCGGCTCGGGAAGGTCGTCGTGCTCCTCCTCGGCCGCGGCGCCTTCCTTGCCCGGCTCGGTGGCCGGCGCAGCAGCGGGTGCTGGCGCAGGCGCAGGAGCGGCGGCGGTGCCCTCACCTTCGCCATCGCCGTCGTCGTCATCCGTCTCGATCTTGTCGCCGGGCTTCGGTGCGGCAGCGGGCGCGGCGGCCGCCGCAGGCGTGACGGCGGGCAGGCCGAGCTCGCGCGCGATGTCGCCGTCGTCGTCATCGTCCTGGGCAGCCAGCAGGGTCTCGCGTTCCACGGCGCTCAGGCCGCGGAGGTCATCTTCGGACAGTGCCATCTTGGGTTCTCCTTGGGTGTCAGGTGGTTGGAAGGTCGGCCGCGCTCGGGATTGAGACCGGGTCGACGTTGTCAGCGCCGGTTGGCGTCTGGATGCCTTGCTGCACGCCGTCCAGTGGGCTCGTGGGAGCGCCGTCGGCTGGCGATGTCGGGGTCGGTTGCGGCGTGTTCGCGAGCACGCGCGCGGCGAGGGAGCTAGGCACCGGGATGGCACCAGGGGACATGTCTTCGAGACCGGCGGACTTACCGATCTCATCGGCCGCGGGCGTGACGCCCGGCACCGTGGCAACGATCTGGGCGGCCTGCAGCGCGGAGTACATCGTCTCCACGCGTCCGAGCACGCTGTCGACATCGAGCTTCTGGAGCTGAGCCCGGAAGAGGTCGATCTGAGCCTGGACCTTTCCAAGCTCCGCCTTCGCGGTGTCGGTTGCCAATTGCTCCTGCTCCGTCTGCTTCTGGACCGTGGCCTGCTCGATCGCCAGCTCCTCGGGCGTCGGCGGCTTGCTCGGGTCGCGCTGGCCGGTGAGCTTGCGAATGCGCGCCACCCACTCGTCCTTGTCCTTGAGGTCGGCGCTCTCCACCACAAGGTCGAGCACGTTGAGCACCACCTGCGGCGCGAACACGGCGATCTTCCCCAGCAGGTCGAACATTTGCTCAAGCGCGGCCTGCGCCATCGAGGCGCGATAGTCCTGCGTGTCGACCACGAAGTCGGCTTCGCGCGCGGTCACGTCGTTCAGGATCTCGCCGGTGGCCGGGTCGAATTGGTTGACCTGCAGCCATTCGATCGGCGAGCGATTGCCGACGATGCGCACCGCCTTCGGCTCGGTCCAGAATTGCTCGATGTGCGACAGCCGCAGTTTGCCGGCTTGACGGATAGCCAGCAGGTAGTTGTCGAAGATCTCGGACGTGGTGAGGGATCCCTGATCCTGCTTGCGCTCGATCGCGATCCCGCTCTGCGCTGCGGTGTTCCGGCCGAGGTTCTCGTTCGTCACGCCGCCCACGTTGCGGATCAGCTGGCTATCCTGCTCTGCCAGTTCGAGATTGCCCTGGTAGTCGGCGGTCTGCTTCTCGAACTTCAGGTCCTTTCCCATCGCCTTCACGATGATGCCGTCGGGCCGAGCGGCTTCGAGGCGGGTGTCCTCTATGTCATCCACGGCGCCGTCGTCCATCACGATGCGGTTCGAGGACAGCGCATAGAGCGCCTTCGAGCGGCGCTTGTTCAGGTCGTCCTGAATGTCCCGCATGCCGCGCATGGAGCCATAGGCCATGCCGTCGCGCGCGCGACGGTACCCATATATCGGCGTCAGCAGGAAGCGGCCATGCCGGTACGGGCTGGCCATGTCGAGGCACGGCGCCTGGCGCGTGGCGACCATCAGCCGCATGCGCATCTTCACCGCCTCGTAGGTGGGCACGCGATCGGCCAATGCCTGCGCATGCTGCGGGGACTGCGGCACCACGATCTTGCCCTGGAAGCCACCACCGGCGAAGACCTGCACGCGCTCCGGGATGCGGTACCAGCACTCCATCAGCTCCACACTGCACCGACGGCTGAAGTCGTGGTACCCATTGCGAGCCATGTACGCGCCGCGCTCGCCGAACGACGACATGCCGCGGGTCCATTCGGTCTCACTGGCACCGGTGAGCTTCTCGCCGAGGTACCAGATGTCGTCGCCCGATTCCACCTCTTCGTGGCGACCGGCCATGGCGCGCAGGTGCGCCTGATGCTTCGGCAGCAGCGCGATCGCGTAGTCGAGGTCGATGACGCGCCGGCGGAACAGGTAGCGCGCGTCCACGTTCATGTCGAGGTTGCGGCTGTGCGAGTCACGGTAGACGTTGCGCCAGTCCTCCATGCCCGAATAGATGATCTCCTGCTCGGGGTCTGGGTTGACGCCCTCCTCCAGCCACGACAGGCCAGCGTTGGCCGCCTGCTTGAAGGCCTTCGACCGATGCCACTGCGTCAGGTTGACGTCGTCGGTGTACTTCACCAACTTGGTCTTGAGCTCGGCGCCCTTCTCGTCGTCGGGCTCGCGCGGCAGGATCTTGTAGTCCTTGCGCATGCGCTTCTCGGTGCCGCTGATCCAGTCTATGGACTGCCGGGCTTCGTTGAACACCAGCGGCGCCTGGCCGCGCTCCATCAGTTCGCGTGCGTCCTCTGGCCGCCACTGCAGATGGTCGTAGTAGTCCTCGTCGATCTGCATCTGGATGCGCTCTTCGGACTGGCGTTCGCTCTCGTACTCCAGAAGGTCCATCAGCGTGTGGTGGCGGTGCTGGGACAGCTCGCTCTCGGACGCCTCACCCGGCTTCTCAGGCCCGGCCAACGTCTTCGGAATGGTCGCGTCGATCTGGCTCGGCGGCGCGCTGCTTGTGGTGTCGGTGATGTCGAACATCAGATCACCTCGCTGTGTAGCGTCTTGCCGGCAGCCTTGGCCACCACCTCGATGCCGAGCCGGTGCGCTCGCACCTCCAGGGCGTTGGGCTGCTCGCTGGGCATCATGATCAGCTCGGGCATGGCCTCGACGACGAGATCCATCATCCGGAACTGCGCGGCCTTGTCGTTGCGGTCGAAGCCGATGGTCTCGCAGGCGTCGCAGACTGCACGGAAGAAGTGGAAGGTCGGCTTGCCGTCACGCGCGCCGTAGAGGTAGGCATAACGCTGTGGGATCACGTGCGCACCAGTCTCCATGCGTCGGAAGGCGTGGTGCAGCGCCATGCAGGGGATCGGTCCGTCCTCGGGGAAGTCCGGGTCTTGCGCGCGCAAGTCCAGCCACTGCAGGCTGCACACGATGTCGCCCTTCGTGAAGCGCCGCCAGTCGCGGTCGCCTCCCAGGTCCACCAGGGGCGTGCCACGAGGGCCGAGTAGGGTTGGGGTCATACGGTCCTCCAAGAACCTTGGCGCACGCCGTCGCGCACACGTGGCTTGACGCGGGCGATGGAAATGCCTGTTTTCACGAGATAGCGGGTCGCGTCCATCAAGTGGTCGCGGTCCTTGACGATCTTTCCCTTGTCGTCGCGCCGGTAGATGCGGTATTCGTCGATCCAGTTGCGGCACGAGGCGAACACCTTCAGGCGTCCGGTGCTCATGCGCTCCCAGACGTCGTACAGGCCCGACTCCACGCCGTTGTCTGCGTTCGAAATGCGCAGGCCGAGGTCGGTGTAGCTCTGGAACAGCTGTTCGCCGTCCTTCTGGCTACGGCCGCGGCTGGCCGGATCGATGGCGCCGGGGATCCAGTCGCCGCGCGCCTTGATGCCGGTGGCGTGGACGCTCGGCTCGGCTTGGCCGCGGTAGTGCTCGCTGTAGAGGTAGAGCACGTCGGCATCGCGATCGAGCGCTCCCCAGATGGCCGCCGTGCGCTTCCAGCCCACGTCGAAACCGTAGGCGCGCGGCCAGTGGTCAGGGACCGGCATGTCGGGGACGACGATGTCCGTCTCGGGCACCGGGTAGATCGCACCGGCGCCAAGTGAAGGAACACCCTTCGTGCGCGCGTCGCGCTGGTGCGGCATCAGCTTGGCGAGCAGCTTGGCCTTGGCCTTTGCTGACAGGTGGGGCACATCTTCCCAGCCGCACTGCACGATCAGGCGGTCGGACGCGGCCATGCGCTTCAGGCCGTCCGGGTCTTCCTCGTCTGTGTACGACTCGGCGGGCTTGGTCAGCTCCTGCACCAGCGTCGTGAGGCCGTTGAGCGGCGTGAAGGTGAGGATCGACAACCCGTTGCGGGTCATCAGGCGCACCATCGCCTCTTCGTACACGTCCTGCGGGCATTCCTCGTCGGCCCAGAACCCGTCGAGTTCGAAGCCCTGGAAGATCTCACGGCCCTGCACGTAGCTGCGCATCCACAGCTCGGACACGCCGCCGGAGACGTGCTTCACCAGGATCTTCTCGGCCGCGCCCTTCACGTGTGGCCGAGGCACCACGTCCACGATGCTCTCGCCAGGGATCAGGCCGGTGCCGTAGTCCTCCTTGCGGTCAGTCGTGGCGCCCAGCATCTTCAGCTGGATGATGTCCCGCGTGGTCTCGTGGGTGTCGCCCGATGCGAGCCAGCGCACCGGCTTGTCGTAGCAGTGGCCGTCCCACCAGTCCGGGTACTGGCCCGTCAGGTGGTACGCGATCTCGGTACCGGCCGCCATGGTCTTGCCCACGCGGTTGCCGGCCATGAAGATGCGCTCGCTGGCCCGGGCAATCTCGGTGGTCTCACCTGGTGGCATGCCGAACGCCTTCGGTGCCAGCGAGCGGAAGAACTCCAGATGCCTCGGATACAGCTCGCGCCGCAGCGGCCCGGTGTCCGGGAACATCGTCTGCAGCATGCGCATGCGCTGACGCCGCTGCAGCTCCTCAAGCAGGCCGCCCAGCTCCACCTTCTGGTCGTGCGACAGCGTGGACAGGTCAAGCATCCGAGGCCTCCTGCGGCTTGCCGACCACGGCGGGCAGGTTGATGCCGAACGACGACAGGCGCTTCAGCAGCACCTCATCGCTCATGTTCTGGTGGTTGACCGTGCCGCCGAGCTCCAGCTTGTCGCCGTACGTGCGCGGCTTCAGCTTCGACGCTGCCCACTTCCGCGCATCGACCCGCAGCTTGTTCCGAGCCACCGCCGCCGCGTCCAGCACCAGCACGATCTCCTCGCCCTTCATCTTCGCGACCACCTCAACCTCATCGCTGATGTCCACGATCTCATCGGCCAGAACGTCGGCGCGGTCCTCGCGTGCGCGCGCGTACATCTCGGAACGCGAGGGATCGGAGTTCACCCACGTCAGCAGCGTCGTGTACGGAATCCCCTTCGACGCACAGAAAGCGGCCATGTGACCCTTCGTGCCGTTGCTGGCGATGAAGGCCAGGAACTCGCTGAACGATGCTGGGAGGTCTGCCTTGAACTGCTGCCAGGGGGCAAGGGGTTCGGGTTGGGGGATCACCATCAGCGCCCTACCCGGTTCAAGAGAAGGCGCGGGGGATGGTGCTGCTGCAGGTGCATGCGCGGGAGATGCGACACGCCACTTCCCGGCAGGTGCGGCGGGTGTGCTGGGAGGGGGGGATGCCTTCGCTACCTTCTTCGCGGGAGCGGGTGGCTTCTTGGGAGTGGTCTTCTTCAGAGGCGGCTTGGCCCCCGGCTTCGTGGCCTTCTTGGCGTTTTGGGCAGGCGACGGTTTCTTCTGGGGCAAGACCTGTGGAGTGGTGGTTGCGATGGCTGGATTCGAACCAGCGCAGTCGGGACCATGATTCCCGCGCTCTACCGGACTGAGCTACACCGCGTCGGCAATTGGGCCCACCGCGAGTGCCAACTTCAAGGGGGGTGCACCGCCCCCCTTGGCCGGCATCGGGCACTTTCGAACGATCGTGCGTTTTCCAGCCCCCGTATCATTCATTTGCGCTCGCAGTTTTACGTCGCCGCTGTATGCCCATCCAGTGGGGAAAAGTCGGCCATGTAACATGGTGGCGTCGACAGCAAAACGTAGTGCGTAAACGGTCTGAGCCGTTGATGCTGTCGAAGAAACCGAGAGCAGCAAACGCTGCACTCCACCTCAGGTCTGTGATTTTTCTGCCGAAGATCTCGGCGAAGGAGCGTGCAGCAGGTCGAAAGTCGAAGTCAGAAAAACCATGAGAAAAGCCCGCTGGTTCTTTTGCGGAGAACCAAACGGGCCTGACTCTGGTCGGTGAAGCGGGTCTAACCGCACTTCCAACCACGTGTTGAGCAACACAACCGAACTCTACATCAAGAGCCGGGAGGGGAAGAAGTGGACATCCCGGGCGGCTTTTCTTCTCAAGGAGCGCAGCATGGAATGCTTCGACCCTCGGGACGTACATGTGAACGCGTATACGCGGACCCGCTTCGGCAGGACCGAGTTCGTCGTCGAACACATGAGGTCCCATCCCTCGCAAAACGGTTGATCCGTTTTGAGGCCCCGGCGGCATCTGCCACGGGGCCTTTTTTTTGCGTCTGCTCGTCGAGACCGCGTGAGGATCTGAACAACTACAGCGACAAGTCCGAGAAGAAGTGGCGCAAGCAACAAATAGAAGACGAAGACAAGGAGCGCTACAAGCAGAACATCTTCGAGCGCGAGCACAAGATGATCATCTACGCCATCAGGACTCCGTTGGCGATCTCCATGTCGCGGTACGAGGCGTGCAGCGCGTGGCCGCCGTCGTGCACCTGGCCGGGGTTGATGTGCCCCTCGGCGGTCAGGGTGTCCACCGCACGGTTGCACCCGGCGCCGCGCAGCAGGAAGCCCGCGCACGTCGCGCCCTTGTGGATGCCGCTCTCGTGGCAGCCAAAGGTGAGCATCGACGCCGGCTCGGCGGTCTTCGCACTGTGCTCGAAGGCCTCGGGCGGGAACTTTCCGGTCTGGTCGACGCGCCAGGGGCAGCCTGAGCACGGCTCGCGGCGGTAGGCGTGGGGGGCGCCTGGAACCACGGCAACGCTGTGTTCCGGGCCGGCGGGAAATTTGATCAATGCCATCCACCAATCAGACCTGTCCCGCACCCACACATCAACAGGGGTCTGCTGAAAGCCAGCACGAAACACTTAGATGGCGATAAAATATCTACGTATTCAATTTGAATACTTTGATGACATAGAAAGCAATCATGATCTCACTTCGTATCGCCCCAGACCTTGAGGCCCAACTCGAACACCACGTATTGGCATCAGGACGCCCGAAAAACAGCATCATCGGCGAAGCGCTTGCGCTGTACCTGAAGACCGTTGACCTCAGTCTCGCCACTCTCTCGGTTCCTATCATCGAAAGCCCCTACGCCCGCCACTTGCGCCAGAGTGAGGAGAAAAAGGAACAGTACAAGCACGCGCACGAGATCGCCGACTGGGTCCGAACCAATTCCATCTGGACCAAGAAGCTGACCGATAAGACCAGAACCGGGGATGTCACCCCTGGGGTCTATGGTCGCAACGTCGTAGTCGGCTTCACTGACAGCTACTGTCCCGACGGTGTCGAACCCGATGGCAGGCTCTATGTGATCAGCCGCAATCTCGCAAGCGTCGGCCGCGGAACCGATTCGCACCACCTCTATGTGATTGCATGGGAGGACTGGATCGAAAACATGACCCCGGTCAGCGTTGTCGACTAGTTTTGCTCGAAAGAGCGCCAACTCAAGGGCTGGGTGTTTCCCGCCCAAACTTCGATGCGACGAAGGCTCGCATGGCCGCGATCAGCGGCGTGCGGCCTTCCATCCAGGCCCCGCGATCGGGGCCGCCCGTCGTCTCAAGCGAGACCACGCACGCGCACCATGCCCAGCCTTTTCCCGGCATCGGGGCGATGTGGACTTTCTCTCGCTCGATGATCGGTCCGGCCTGCGTCCAGTCCGATGACGGCTGGAAATCGGAATAGGACTCCCAGTCCCCGCCAGGGATGCTCCAGCTTTTGATGGCCCCCACGACCTGAAGCGTCCATCCGTGCGCCAACGCGACCTGATTGTTCAGTTCTTGCCCTGCGAGTTCGGATGTTTTCATGGGCCACGATTCTCCCGTAGAGCGCGCAAGCGCGCGAGCAATTCAGCCTCGGTCCCGTACCGCTCCTCGAAGCGCGCCTTCCAGGGGTGCCGGCTGACCATACCCCGCTCCCGCCCACCCTGGTGATGCCCAGGGTCACATAGGGGAATAGTAAACAGATGGCCGATGCGCTGGCCGCCGCGCAGGATGTGATGCACCGCGGCCGGCGTGAAGCCGTGGCCATCGATGCGGCACGCGATGCAGCCGTACGAGACGATCCAGTCCATCCAGGCGCGCTCCTCGGCGCTCGGGGTGCCCTTCCCCGGCTTGGCTTTCACATCTTTGGGGGATGCGATAAGGGGCTCGTTGGCGGGCTCGGCGTAGCGCACCGGGCGGGTGAGCGGCTGCGCTACCGGCTTCACGCGCTCGGGGCGCTCCGCCGCCGGCTGATCCTTGCGCGGCCAGGCCGTGCGCTTCAGGGGGCCGCTGCGCTTCATGGGCGATCAACCTCCAGCCGAAACTGTTCGACGGCGCGATAGCTTCGCTCGTCCCCCAGCGCCGGCCACAGCACGCGGCGCGCGCGGGGCTCCCACAGGAACGCGTCCACGCGGCGGTGCACCTCGAGGAAATCGGCCTCCTCCAGCCCCTCCCAGTTCAGGGATTGGGGAATGGCGACCAGTTGCCCATCGGTGCCTGGGATGAAGTGGCAGTAGCCGGCGCCCACCAGCAGCCAGGCGCGCAAGTCGTCCTCGTGCTCGAAGGTCTCCTGCCTGGCGAACAGCTCGCGGAGCTTCGCGAAGAAGAAGCGATGGTGCTTCGGGCTGCGCGGCACGCGGAACTGGAAGCGGAGCGTGTCGCCCACCTCCATCTCCGCCACCGTGCGCTTGAACTTGCCGAACTGGCGGTGGGCCTTGTCATCGACGCCGGCCAGCTTGCCATCCGGAGCGCGGTAAAGCACGACGCTGCTCACACCGCCCCCAAAAGTGACCGAGCGCGCGGCATGATGATGGATCGAAAACGAAGGAAACTACAGTGGAGACAGATACCGAGCGCATGGCTCAGCGCTACATGGCACAGATGCGAGAAATCAAGGCGCGCATCGGCGTTCTTCGCGAGATGACTTCGAGTCCAGAATTTGACATGGACCTTGCCGGAATCAAGCAAATGGTTCAGCTCGAAGGTATCGCGCTGCAACTGCGGAAGGTGCTCGAACTGCTCGCCTTCTCCTCCCTGGTAGCGAACAACGACCGCGTGCGCGCGCTTACCGAGGACGGGAACTTGGTGAAATTTCAGTACGCCAAGAAGCTGCTCAATTACTTGGAAAGCCTTCACGATGATTTTTTCCCGATCGGTGGAGAGGTCGGTGAAGTTGAAGCGTCGGGTGCCACGCACATCTCCATTGGTCATCTCGACGTGCTCACAAAACAGGAGTTCGCCACCCTCTACGATCTCTGCAGCAACTGCTTGCACGTGTGGAACCCGTTCCGCCAGCAAGAGGCAGTGATCGACTGGGGACGCCCTATCCCGGAGTGGGTGGATCGAATCGGAGGTCTTCTGAGGTTTCACGTTGTGTACCTGTGGGGTGGTGATCGGCTGCTCTGCACGCTGTCCGATCAAAAGGAGGCCGGCGACGTATCACTCACATTGGCTCGACCTCGCCGAAACCTGACATCCTCTTGAACTCGACCTCGATGGCCCATGCGCCGCGCTGCTGCTCGTAGACGTAGCGCACGACTTCACGCAGACGATCGTCAACGCCGAGCCACTTCGCCACGGCATCTCGGGTCGCCTTGAGTGCACCTGGCAGGTTGTCGTCGTCGAGGCCGGCGCTCGGCGCCACTCGGCGCAGCACCACAACCAGAGGGAACTCGGTGGGCTTCGCGAGTTGGAGCAGTGCCCAGCCGACGGCGAGCCGCTGCGCCTTGACCTTGGCCGCCACTACGCGCCAATGACCCCGGTCGTTGAGCCCATTGCCGGTGCGCATGGGAACGCTGACCTTCATTCGATCCATCCCTGCCCCCTGTTCCCCTTCTCCCATTGCGACTGAATGTCGGCCTTCAAAGCTGCAGCGCGGCCGGCGACCTTCGGATCGGCGAGCCAGGTCGCAAGCCACGTCGAGCCGCGGTCGTTGCGCATGCGGATCAGCGTGGTGACCTCGGTGCGATGCCGCTCGACCTGCAGCGCGGCTGCGTTCTCGGGTTGAATCCCCATCAGCACCCCCATGCCGCGAACGGGTCGCTGTAGTTTCGCCAGCGATCGTTCGATCGGATCTTCGAGACCAGCTGCTCGGTCAGTCCCGTGGCACGCGCTACTTGCGCGTGGCTGCCTGAGATGGCGCGCACGAGGGCCACGGCCTCAGGGGATGTCCCGGCCTGCTGCCGCTTCGTTGCCGCGATCCTTGCCTTGAAGGCGAGATCACGCTTGAGCCCCAGCAGCTCGAAGGCGCGCGAGCGCTCCGCGGCGTGGTCTGGATGCACACAGAGGTCGTTGCCGCAGGTGGCCGCGACGCGGAGGGTCCGCTTCGGCAGGCGGCCATGCGCGAGCGCCCATACGACGCGGCGTGCTGGCCACTGGTGACCGTTGATCGTCCAGCTCGGCACGCCGTCACGGGTGCAGAGCGTCCACACCAAGCAGCCATCTTCTTCCCGTACCCGCGCGAGCAGGTCTTCGAGGTTGATGTGCACCAGGTCCTGCATGCTGCGCTTCACGCTGTCGACCTCGGCATGGCTTCGTCGTTCGCTGCAGCGCGCGGCATCCCACGTGCGAAGTCTGCGGCCCAGTCCGCAGCAAGCTCGCCCATCCGGGCGATGGCGATGCGGTTGGGCAGCGTATTCGGAATCGCCCCTTTCGCGATGTCGCGTTGCCCGCAGCCGCGAACGTGACTGTGCGACTGCGACGCGCGCAGCAATTCGGTGGCATGGAGGATGTTCATGCTGGCTGTCCTTCCTGTTGTTCAACGAGACGGCGCACGCGGGCCGTATAGGTGATGAAGCTCTCGCGCTCGGCACGCACGTCGTTCTCGTCCCACGGCGGAATACCCAGCTCGGCGGCCTTGGCCAGGATGCTCGATCGCGACTCATCCCATGGCCCGCTCGGCATGGCCGGGCCGGCGGCGATCTCGTTCGCCTCCCGCAGCTCGCGCTTCACGATGCCCAGCATGTAGCTGAATCCCTTTTTCGCCTTGCTCGCCTTGTCGGCCGCGGCTTCGAAGGTCGCTACCTGAACGCCCTGCCCGATCAAGGCCAGCAGGTCGAGGTTGCCCGGGCTGGCATCGGCGATGCCTCTGGCGCGAATGGCCTTGCAGATCGCCCCGGCTTCGGTGCCTCGAGGCAAATCTACCCCCACCGACCCCGCCCCCCGTTCTGGTGACAGCGGTAGATCTGGTGGGGGGGGTATTTCTATGGGTATTACTTGTGACTGTGACTGTCCATCGTTTTGCGATGCGTTTGCCATGGCATTTGCCATCGGTTTGCCATCCGGGTGCCAACGCTTTGCCGCACCTTCCTTGCCCGCATTGCTACGCGCATTGCTCACGCGATCGGCCTTTGCGATCTCCTTGGTCGCCCGCTTCTGCGAGATCGTGCCGTCGTCGTTGATCTGGAACTTCGACAGAATCTTCACCTTGCTGGCCCGCCAACGCGCGGCCGGGAGCTTCGTGATGGAGATGAGCGTCTCGTCGTCGCCCAGCACCGCTCCTTTGGCCTTCCAGCAGGCCATCAGCAGCAGCAGATAGGCGCCATGCTGCTCAGTCGTGAAACCCATCGTGTCGGCGACGTACTCGCCGATGTAGAGGGGCATCCAGATGTCGGTCTTCTTTTCCTTCATCAGGCAGCGACCCTTTCTCGTCCATGCTGACGGTAATTCGCGCCCACCAGCAGCTTGGCCATCGGCGGACAAACGCTGTTTCCGACCATGCGCACCTGGGCCGCCTTGCTGAGCGGGATGCGCGGGAGCGACAGCGGGCTGGCAACCTGCACGCCATCGCGGAAGAGAAGCGCCGGGTCCGGGATCTCGGCGATCTGGTAGCTGCTGCGGAATCCCTGCGCGCGGTACAGCTCCACCGGCGCCAGCATCCGCAGCGTGATGTCCACCAGCACCCACCAGCCGCCGTCGTGCCGCATCAGCACCAGATCCGCGTGCTGGGTGAACTGCTCGGGCAGATGCTCGCGCAGCAGCGCGGCGCACTGCCGGGCGCGAGCCAGGTGCTGCGGCGCGATGCAGTCGGACGGCACGGTCACCACGGAGACCAGCGCCATGCGGTCCTTGGTGGGGATGGTGTGCATCGGCTCATCGAGGCCCTGCCACTGCCCGCCCTCCCCGTAGAACTTGATGCAGTAGGCCGTCACGAGCTGCTGGTTGCTGCCGGCCGCCGTGATGGTCGACATCGGCGCCTCCGCGGGCCTGCCATCGCCAGCGTAGCAGCCGCCGTTGGCCTGCTCCAGAAACGCCGACGCGACGTAGCTCGGGCTGCCGCCGGCAGTCACCGTGCCCAGGGGCAGGGTCGCCGCGCGGTGCCCGTGGCTGAAGCGCTCGCCGCCGTTTTTTCCCTCGCCGTGGCCTGCGTCCACGAGCCAGGCCTGCACGACAGCGTGCTTGTTGCTGGCGACGATGGTGCCGATCGGCCCGCGCGCGTCCTGCGCCCTCGCCTCCTGCCCTTCACGCTCGCCGTACCCGATGGTGATGAGGTGGGCGCCGACCAGAGCGTGGTGCTGGCCGCCGGCCGAGATGGTGGACAGTGGATCACGCGCGTCATGGGCGCCCAGGTGCGCCTCGCTGGTCCCACGCATCGGCACGATGGCTGGCGCCACGACCGAGAAGTGCCCACCCTTCACCTGTGCGCAGATCGTCCGGATGGGCTCGTTCGCCGCCATCGTGCGATCGTTGCTGCTGTTCGCGTGTTCGGCCAGGAACGGCACCAACCGCAGCTGCGCCAGCATGTGGTGTCCGCCGGTGGTGATGGTCGGAAGCGGTGACTCCGCGCTGCAGCCCGTGTGGCCCGTCGTGTTTGTCACGATGTACGGCCGGGGGCTGTTCAGCACGTGGCGCCACAGCCCCTTCGCGACGCGACGCATCGTGTTGCTGACCAGTGGTCGCGGCCGGTCGAAGATGCTCTTCGCGTCGAGCGTGAAGTCGATGCACTCCGCCGCGGTGCTCCACGGCTTGAGCTTGCGCCGCCGCACCGGCAGGCTGTCCGGCGGCCCCGAGAGCTTCTCCGGCCACACGATCGGCAGACCATCGCGGCGCGCGATGAAGTACCAGCGCTTCCGGATGGTGGGGACACGGTAGTCGCTGGCGCGCAGTTCGCGCCATTCGCACCGGTATCCCTCGGCGGTGAGCTGGCGCACCCATTCCTTGTAGGTTTCACCGACGTGCGCCGGGTCGGGACGGCCATCCGGCAGCAAGTCGCCCCAGGTCTGGAACTCCTCGACGTTCTCGCAGATGATGACCCGCGGGTGCGCCGCACGCGCCCATTCGACGACCACCCATGCCAGCGCGCGGATCTTCTGATCGCGCGGCTGGCCGCCCTTGGCCTTCGAGAAATGCTTGCAGTCGAAGCTGGCCCACAGCAGCCCGACCGGCCGCCCTTGCGTGGACTCGACAGGGTCGACACGGAACACGTCTTCGCAGTAGTGCCGCGTCTGCGGGTGGTTCAGCGCATGCATGGCGATGGCCTCGGGGTCGTGGTTGACCGCGACGTCAACGTGCCGCTCGATGGCTTGCTCAATGCCGTCGCTTGCGCCGCCGCCACCAGCGAACAAGTCGACAACCTGCTCGTCGCCGATGTCGAGCAGCATTTGGGGTGTCAGCATGGAAGAGGCTCCGGAAAAAGAGATTGCTGGTCAGGCTGCGGCAGGCGCAGTAGCTTCTGGCGCTTGTGCGTGTGCGGGTCGATGCGCTCTCCCCTCTCCTCGAGGAGACCGGCGGCGAGCAGGCTGTCGACGCGGCCGCACACGCCGTTGATGGGCATGCGGGCCTTGCGCGAGATCTGCTGCCGGGACAACGCGGTGCTTGGCCGTTTGAACAGAGCCATGATCTGGCGCTGCTTCGGCTGCAGGAAAGCGCCCGGCGAAAGGGAGTGCCAGGCGGCACGAGATGTTTCTGCGACGGGCATGGTCAGTCTCCGCAGAAGCACTCGATGGCTTCCTGTTCGACGTCGAACATCTCGGATTGGTCGGCGGCGTAGGCGGCCATCTGCGCGTAGCTCGGGCCGTCTTTCGCGAAGATCGCGCCGTCGCGTGTTGCAGCGCTGACACCTTCTCGCTCCATCCGAGCCCACCAGACCACACGCCCCGGCTTCTCGCGGATCAGGCTCAGGCGCTGTGCCGGCGGCTTCAGGAAGCAGAGATCGCAATTACCGGCCAGGGTGCGGCCGTTGTGACGCGCCAGTTCCAGCTTGAACGGCTGTCGTGCCCAGAACGCATCGACTTCCTGCCACGTCACGCCAGCGTCGGCCAGCGGCATGCACATCGATTCCTTGGCGCTCTCGGTGGAACGGCCGCGCGCGCGGATCTTCGAGACGCGGCGCTGCTCGTCCGCACGGATGCCGATGAACTGGTCCCAGCCGTCCTCTGTGTCGTGCCAGCCCACCTCTTTCAGGCGCTTGTGCATGGCGCGGATCTTCAATTCGACCGTACAAAACCGCGTCACCGGGTTTGGCAGGTAGTTGCGCTTCCGGATCAGCGCCTCGAATGGCTCGCCATTGCGGCTGGCGGTGCCGAAGTTTACGAGTGCGAAGCCGCGCGCATCGTCGCGGTACTCGACCCATTCGACCGGCACGGCCCAATGACGCGAACAGTCGCGGACAAACCGCAAAGTCGCCTCGTCCTCGCGTCCGGTGTTGGCAAAGGACACGCGCAGCCAGCGCTTCAAGTCATCGAGCGAGTTGGCGTCAAGGGTTCTGGCAAGCAAGTACCCGCTGGTGCTGCCGCCGCTGAAGCTCAAGCACGTGGGGCCAGTGAGAACGAATGGATCCCTCATTGGTCGCATCCCTTCCCCACGCTGCGCCCGTCGTCGCTGGTAAACAGCTTCCAGTGGACCCAGCCCTGCGGGCACGCGAAGCCCCAGTCGCGAACGCGTGGGCCCGTGATGAACACAGTCCACACCGGGCCGCGCACAACGTCGAGCCGGTGCAGTGCTTCGGCCCGGCGCAGTACCACGCGGCCGGCGCGCAGGACGCGCACGCCGTGCGGCATGTGCTCGCGATACTCGCCCTTCAGCACGATCGACACGTTCCACCATGGGTGGTCATGCAGCGCGCGATCGTCATCGTCGCGGCCGATGCAGTGCAGGTAGACGTTGAAGAACCGGTTGCGGGGGATCACCCACCAGCGGCGCATGTAGTCGCCGCCGATGATGAAGTCGGGCGGACGATGGAAAAAGCGACAGAGGGACCGAATCATCGCGTCGCCCTCATCCGCGGCTTGCCGTGCGCGCGCAGGAAGCGCAGCGTCAGCACATACTCGCCGGGCGCCATCTCGCCGTCGTCGTTGACGTCGCGCACCACGACCTGTGCCTGGTCGTCGACGGTCTGGAAACGGCGCAGCTCGACCAGCTTGCCAGAGGCCAGCTCCCACCACGAGTAGATCTCCAGCGTCGGCACGACGCCGACCGGGATGCGAACTGCGCTCAAAGTGCACCGCCCGTCTGTGCACTGTCTGACAGAACGCCGACCATGCCGAGGCGACGGTCCTGCACCATGCGGACATGCTCTTTCCCAACGCAATCCACCGTCGCGAGGGTCTCCAAATACTCCGACTCGGAACCGAAACCGAGGTCCATCCACCTGCGGCGGACTCTCTCCTTCAGTTCATCGGAAACACGGGCCTCGAGCTTCGAGGACTTCTTCCCGCCCAAGATGGAGCGGGCGAACATCGGCATATCGCCGTCGGATGGGTTGCTTGCGGACATGTCGCGTCTTGCGTCAATCAGTGGGTGATCAGCTGGCGGGCTGCAGCTCGTCCGCGCGCTGGCGGAAGGCCTCGTCGAACTGGGTATGGGCATGCGTGCCCGCGGTGAATGGGTTCACGTCCTCGAAGCGTTCGCCACGATCAGCAGCGCACATCGCGAGTTCGTGAATTTCGTGATCGGTGAGGGAACCGAGCGGCTTGACTTGATGCATTCAGGCCACCGCCTTCTGCCTGACTGCGGGAGCGTCGGGATTCCCAAGGAGCTCGGGCCAGATTTCATGCCAGTCGTCGGGACGCAGATTCCAACGGCGAACCTGTCCATCGGTTGCGCGCTCGATGAAGACGCAGTTGGAGGCGTCAGGCAACCGGTTCCCATACCGGTGCTGCCACTGCCGTATCTGGGCATCACTCTTGATGGACGAGCCCAGAGCGACCATGCGCTCGCGGAGCGCAGAGACGGTCAAGGATGTGGGTAGCGCCAAGTATTCGGAGAGTTCCATGCGCCGATACTAGTAGCAATCGCTATTCGCATCAAGTAGCAAATGCGACTAAAGCAGATGCTACGGTTGCTGCTATGGATTCCGACGAACTTAAGCAGTACCGAATTGACCGGCTCAATGCTGCGGTGGCCTATCGCGCCGGCGGGAACAAGACCGAATTCGGCCGTCTGCTCGGGTACAAGGACGGTGCATTCGTCCGCCAGATGGCCGCCGGTAGTCGGCCTATCAGCGAGAAAACTGTTCGGCAGATCGAGGAGCTCCCGCACATGCGCGGTTGGTTCAACGACGCGGGCGGCGAGCGTGTCGACGAGAGAGCATCACGCGCTGGCGTTCCAACCGAGCACGTGTCGGCATCGATTCAAGTCCCTGTGCTTGCGAACGCAGGATCTATGGGGCCAGGTGCGGATGTGGCGCATGAAGACGTGGTGGTGGGCCGACTGAGCCTGTCGCCGCAGTGGATCTCCTCGCGCCTGAAACTCACGACCCCTCAGAACCTCCGATTCATCCATGGCTACGGCGACAGCATGGAACCGACGTTCTGCGACGGAGACGTGCTACTGATCGACACGGGCATCAACGATGTCGACATCGACGGCGTGTACGTGCTCGAAGCGAACGACCGTCTGTACATCAAACGCGTGCGTCAGACGCTTTCGGGCCAATACCAGGTCAGCAGCGACAACGCCACGGTGAAGACCATCGACGTGCTCGACGGCACCCATCCAGTGAAGGTGCTGGGCAAAGTGGTTTGGGTCTGGAACGGCAGGAAAATCTAGGCTGGAGAGGCCGTGGTCGCGGAGCCTTCGCGCCGGCAGAACTGGAGAGGGAAATGAAACCTTGGTTGTTTATCGCGATGGCCCTGAGCGGCGCTGTCCTGACCGGCTGTGCAACTTCATACTCGCCAAGGGGGCCGGCTGGCGGGTACTCGGATTCGTTTCGCGGCGAGGGCGAATACATCGTTCGATTCGATGGAAACGGACACAGCACCCAATCACAGGTGGAGGAGATGGCCATGCTTCGGGCCGCGGAGCTCACTTTGAGCAAGGGCTATGCAGCATTCATCATTCTTTCTGAGGACACGCAGGTAGAGCGGTCCACCGCCTACATGCCAATGCCGTCGACAACGACCGGCTACGTGAACCGAACTGGCCAGTTTGGTGCAACGACATTCGGAGGGGCCATGATCCCGTTGGCTCTCAACAAGCCTCAAGCGATGCTTAGGATCCGCATGATCAAAGCGGACGTGTTTGTCCCGAACGGCATCAGTGCGAAGGACGTAGTTGCTGAGCTTGGAGCCAAGTACAAGAAATAGCCCCCCGCGCTCCCATGCACCCGCCTCGGCGGGTTTTTTTTCGTCTATTCCTGAAAGTAGTAGCTTTCGCTCTTGCATTCGCAAGAGCTTTTGCTACTATTGCTGCTACCAGCCCAAGAAGGGCCGGAAGGAGCAAGGCAAATGGCAAGAACAGCAGGCGCGCGAGGGATCGCATCGTGAGCACGACTCTCATCGTGGTGCTCATCACCATTGGCTACGTGGCCATCGGCTTCATCGTCTGGTGCCTGCTGACCACCGCGAAGGTTTCCGGCCGCGCTGATGGGAGCGACGCATGAGCCGTTGGTCCGTTCGCGACGATGACCGCGACTACCTCTACGACGACGTGGATCCCGATGTGCGCACGCTCGCGCACTACCAGCGCGTGCTGCGCCAGGCCAAACCTCGTGACCCGCGCGATCCCGACTACGAGGATCTGTCGCCGCTGCACCCGCGTTTCTCCGCGCCGGCCCGCCGCGTCGTTCCAACCGAGCCGGTTGACTCCACCACGGCGCGCTTCAGCCGCTCGCTGGATGAGCGCAACCCTCACACCCGCAGCAGCACGGCCGTCTTCGTGACGCCCGATGCGCCTCCCATGCACAAGGCCGATCGACTGGTGCTGCGTGCCAGCGCCCTCGCTGGCGTCGCCTTGGCCGTGCTGCTGGTCCTGCATCCCTGACCACCCCCTGAAAGGAAAGCCATGAGCTTCACGAAAGGCACCGGCGAGCCGAGCGCGGCAACCGGTCAACCCACGCGGCGGCGCCTGCGTGCTGGCGCCCTGCCCGATCCGGGCCCGCAGTCCCATCTGCGCCTCGATCCCATGCTGCTGCAGGTCGGCCGCGCCCAGCCGGCCGCCAACGACGACAGCGTGACGCCGCTGGACCGCATGCGCGCGGCCGTGGTGTCGTTCTTCTCCCACTGCGCTGGAGGCTTGGCATGAACGCACAGGTCCAAGCCGACATGCTCGATGCGGCCGCGTCGCCGGCGGCCCCCTGGGAGGAGCCGCGGCAAGAGGCCGCCAACGCATCGACGATGCCGTCGGTGGTGCTGGCCGGCCCCAACGATCCGCCCGCTACCGAGGTGGCCGACGAACTGGTCGACCGCGCCGAGATTGCGGACGGCAAGTCCATAGTGAAGCTGTCGGCCACCGAAGCCGCGATTGCGAAGCTGCGCGCCGACCACACGGCTATGAAGTACAGCATGGCGACGGTCAAGGAAGCCGATGCCACACGCGCATTCCGCGCCCGCTGTGTTGCCCTGCGTTCGTCGATCAAGAAGAACTGCGAGCGCCTGCGCGCACCCGCCAAGGACTTCCGGGATTTGGTGATTGCCGCCGAGCGCGGCGCCACCGCAGAAATTCTGGAGATCGAGAAGGTCTCGGACGAGATCATCAAGGCCGACGAGAAGCGCCGCGAAGACGAACGCATTGCCAAGGAAAAGGCCGAGGCCGAGCGCAAGAAGCAGATCGATGACTCCATCGAAGAGATCCGAGGCTGTGTGGCTGCGTGCGTCGACCAGCCCGTCTCCTTCATCGCCGAAACACTCCAGTGGCTCGACCATACCGAGATCACCGAAGAAGACTTCGGCGACCGGGCCGGCGAAGCGCTGCAGGCCCTGCGGCAAACGCGCGAGCAGGTCGCGGCCATGCACGTCCGCGCCGAGGCCAAGGAACAGGCCGAAGCCGCGGCGAAGGTTGAACGTGAGCGCCTGGAACGCTTGGCTGCCGACTTGGCCGAGCGCGAAGCTGCACTGACGCGCCGCGAGGGCATCGCGAAGCGCATCGACGACATGCGCCTGCTGCCGACCACGCACATCGAGAGCGACTCGGAGACGCTGCGCGGGGTGCGGGATGGTCTTTTCAACCTCGATCCGACCGAGTTCGACGCACGAGGGTCCGAAGCCACCGCGCTGGCCCGGTCGGTATCGGCCGAACTGGATGCCTTGTTGCAGGAGGCGCTGGCCGAAGAGGCCGCAGCGCGCGAAGAGGCTGCTGCTGTAGTCGTCGATGAACCTGCCGCTGTTGCCGATCCGGAGCCGATTGCTCCACCGCCGCCAGCACCGGCGCCAGTGCTCCCGCCGCCGTCCGCACCCCCTGCTTATCGCGTTGCCAGCGTCGCAGCGCGCCCGTCGCGGCCCTCTGATGGCGTGATCGTGACCACGCTCGCCAAGCACTTCAATGCCACCGAGACCGAGGTGCTGACCTGGCTCAAGGCCTTGAACTTCGACGCGCAGCAAGAGCGCATCGCCCGCGGGCTCTGATTTCCCGAACCAGCTGTAAGGAAATCAATGGCATCCCAACTGATCCCCATCGACACGCTGATCTTTGCGGTGCGCCCGCAGTTCGAAGCCGTGCTCGTCGACAGGTCGATGAACTTTGCGACCGAAGCAGAGTTTGCGATCCAGCAGATCTGCAAGAGCGACTATTCGCTGAAGGTCGCACACCAGAATCACCAAGCGGTGCGTGATGCCGTCACCAACGTGGCCGGCATGGGATTGACGCTCAACCCTTCCATGGCGCTGGCATATCTGGCGCCACGCGACAACAAGATCCAGCTTCTGATCGGCTATCGCGGTCTGATCCACGTGGCAGTGCAGAGCGGATCCATCCGCATGGCCAAGGCCGAACTCGTCTACTCGAATGACCGCTTCACGCCGCGAGGACTGGACGTCCAACCACTGCACGAGTTCAACCCGTTTGCGAAGGCCGAGAGCCGCGGTGAACTGGTCGGCGTCTACGTGTCGGCCAAGACGGCACACGGCGACTGGATCACCGAGTGGATGACCATCGAAGACGTGCACGCGGTTCGCGCGCGCAGCGAGTCGTGGAAGGCACACGTCGCCTCTCTCAAGACGGACAAGGTGAAGTCGTCGCCCTGGCTCACTGACGAAGGCGAGATGGTCAAGAAGACTGTGATCCGCCGCGCCTACAAGACATGGCCGGTCAGTGAACGTTTGGCGAAGTTGATGGATCACCTGAACGCCGCTGGAGAAGGCATCGACGTGTCGGGCAACGGTCCGCCCGCTGCTGCCGAGCCCGATTCCCTGCTTGTGGCCGCACGCGCTGCTGCGGACAAAGGGCGTGCCGCCTTCGCAACGTTCTGGGCCGAGTGCAAGCCGTCCGATCGCAACGCCTTGCGTGGCGAGATCGACAACCTGCGCGACCGCACCAACGAAGCTGAATCGCACGCCATGGCAACGCCACCCGGCGAACAGCGTCGGGCAACCGATCACCGCACGCCGGCGGCAGACGTATCCGACGTCACGCCGAAGGCCACGCATCGCGTCGATCACCAGCATGCCGGCTCCGAGCCGCCGACGGCCATCCGCCGCCCCCGCCCCCCTGCGCCGCGCGCGCCGGCACCGGCCGCGCACGGCTACCGCTAACCCCTTCCCTTCTGGAGTTTTCATGAGCTACCGAGTCATCCCCTGCGATCAAGGTTCTGCCGAATGGCATCAGGCCCGTGCAGGCGTCATTACCGCCAGCATGTTCGGCGTGGCGCGCAGCCGCACCGGCGGCCTGGACGAGAAGCAGCAGAAATACGTCGACGCCATCCTTGCCGGCAAAGACGAACTGCTGGCCCGCGAGATTGCTGGCTACAAGCAGGCGCCCACGTCCGAGACCGTGAAAAAGGCCCTGGCTGGTGAGCGCGTCGGCCAGCCGTCCGAGAAGGCGCTGAACTATGCGTTCCGCTGTGCCTTCGAGCGCATCAGCGGCGAGCCGATGGATGAAGGCTTCGAGACCTGGCAGATGGCACGCGGGCATGAACTCGAACCTGCCGCGCGGCAGGAGCACCAGGTCCAGACTGGTCTGATAGTGGATCGCGCCGGCTTCGTTGTGACCGAAGACTATCTGTTCGGCGCCAGCGCCGACGGCCTGATCGGTGACGACGGCGGCAGTGAATACAAATGCCTCGTGTCCGCCGAGCGGCTGCGCGCTGTGCTGATGGCTGACGACTATTCCGAGTTCGTTGACCAGGTGCAGGGCTGCATGTGGATCACCGGCCGCAAGTGGTGGCACCTCGGCTTTTACTGCCCGCAGCTTTCGAAGATCGACTACCCACTGCACATCGTGCCGATGAAGCGCGACGACGACTACATCGAACAGATGGAGCGCGACCTTCTGCAGTTCAACCTGCTGGTCGGCACCTACGAAATCCGTCTGCGCAAGCTGCGCACCGCCGCAAACACATCTCCCTTCGCGCTCGCTGCCTGAGCGCTCCTCTCCCCGTCCCTCAACCACTCTTCAAAGGAGTTCCATGTCCGCACCCAACGCTCGCAAGAGCATCCCTTCCGTTCTGGCCGCTGCCCTGGCGCTGAACATTCTGGCCGCCCGCGCACGCGCTGGCGGTGATCGCCCGAAGCGCGAAGGCACCGAAGACGACGGCGAGATCGACGTCAAGGTGGCGGCGTTCGGTCCGTTCCGAGCCGGCGATCGGCCCGCCATCCTCGATGAACTGTTCGGAAAGTTCGCGCCGTGCGACGACCCGTCCTGCCCGGCATGCCATCCGGAGACGGCGGGTACCGCAGCGCAGCAGACCGCGTCTTCCGAAGCCGCGGCCGTCTCGTCCGCATCGCCGTCGGCGGAGCGACTGGTCAACCTCACACCGACCGACACCGGGGCGATCCGCCGCGTGAAGGTGCTCGCCGCCCAGCTGGCGGCCGAGGTCGAAGCCGCGGTCGGGCCCGAGCCCGATGCCAGCGCACGCATGGCGCTGAGCCACATCGCCACCGCATCCCTCTGGGCGAGCCGGGCCGTCGAAGCCTGACCGACCCGCAAGAAGCCCTTTTGCTGTCACGCATCCCTTCCCTCCACCAACCAAGGACTTTATGAAAGCCTTCTCCCTCCAACTGCAGGAGCTCAACGACGGCAGCACGCACGCGGCGCTGAGTGCTGCGTTCTCCGACCTGCTGCGCGCCGTTCAGCACAGCGGCAAGGCCGGTGCGCTGACGCTCAAGCTCAAGGTGGCCCCGGCCACCAAGACCACCAGCGGCTACGTCGACAAGGTGACGATTTCCGCTGAACAGAAGGTCGACCTGCCGAAGGCAGAGCAACCGACCGACTTCTATTGGCTCACCGATGACGGCGAGACCTCCCGCAACCACCCACGCCAGCAAACGCTCGAGCTGCGTGAGGTTTCCTCCTCCAACCCCACTGACTTCAAGAAGGTCGGATGACTATGACCGAAGCAATCAATGCCCCCACCGCCACTCTTGTGGCAGCGCTCGCAACCGCCGGGCTCGAACCCAAGACCGTCGGCGGTCACACGCACGTCCTCGTGCCTCCGAACTATGCGGTGAAGGACATCACCGATGCGATCGAGAAGGCCCAGGACACGCCGAACCGCAAGAGCGGCACCGCGCGCGTCGCGGATGTTCCGAGCCTGCTGACCTACTGCGCCGATCAGGCGATGACCGAATCCGCCTACATCTACGCGGACCTCGACGATCGCACTATCACTGCAGTCTTCAACGACCATCGCGGCGCCGACTTTGCAGGCTGGCGCGATCACCGCGCTGTCTTCGCCGCCGTCTACACGCCCGAGTTCGCAAAGTGGCTGGCCAACGACAAGAAGTCGATGACGCAGACCGAGTTTGCAGAGTTCATCGAAGACAACATCTCGGACTTGCAAGGCGAGGAGTCGACCAACCTCCTGACGGTGGCTACGACGATCCAGGCGACCACGGGCATCAACTTCTCCAGCGCGAAGCGGCTGCAGGACGGGCAGACGCAGTTGGTCTACACCGAGACGATCGACGCGACTGCCGGCGCGAGCGGTGACATGAAGATCCCGAAGGTCTTCGTTCTCGGCGTGCGCATATTCAAGAACGGCGCAGGCTACGCGATCACCGCCCGCCTGAAGTACCGCATCCACAGCGGCAACGTGAAGTTCTGGTACGAACTGGAGCGCGCTGATCGCGTGGTGGCCGATGCCTTCGAGGGCTACGTCGCCGAGATCCGCGAGAAGAGCGGCTACACCGTGCTGCTGGGCAAGGCCTGATCCATGGCCCAAGGCATCCCGCCGGAAAGGAAGCGCGCGCGGTACCTGATGGTGCTGCGCCGCCGCGCTGCTCACCTCGAGCAGCGCATCGCTTCGCTCCCGGGCATCCCCGGCATCAGCTGGGACAAGCAGGAACTCAACGCGCTGCGCTGGATGTTCGACATCGTCGAAGCCACCAGCCAGAAGGAGGAGGCGACTTCATGACCGCCACGGCATTTCCACTCACCTGGCCGAAGACCATCCCGCGCTTCAAGTTTCGCGAAAAGGGTGCCTTCAAGACCGCACTGCCCGCCGCGCTGAAGAACGTGGAAACCAGCCTTCGCCTGTTCGCATCGGACTCACGCAAGGCGATGTCGAGCATCGTGATCAGCAGCAACGTGACGCTGGGCGTCATGAAGCCCACCGATCCGGGCGTCGCAGTCTGGTTCGTGTGGGACGGCGTACAGGTCTGCATCCCCGTCGACCGTTACACGTCGGTCGAGAGCAACCTTCAGGCAATCCATCACGTCCTCGAAGCGCGCCGCGTCGAGTTGCGGCACGGCACGCTCGCGCTAGTGCATGCAACGCTGGCCGGTCTGAAGGCGCTCCCACCGCCGCCCGGCTCCATGTGGTGGGAAGTGCTTGGCGTCGACCCGGCCGCGACCGCGCCGGTGATCGAGGCTGCCTACAAGCGCTTGGCGAGCATCCACCACCCGGACAAAGGTGGGTCTGCCGACATGATGGCGAAGCTCAACAAGGCTCGCACGGAGGCAGGCTTGTGAAGCGGAAGCCATTGGTACAGCACTCACGGCGTGCCTCGCCGTGGCACAAATTTACTTCCGCCGCGCACCATACCGCTCTCGACATTCTGTTTCTTAAGCCATGCCTCGATCATGAGCTCCGTGACGTCGCACCGCTCGATCAAAGCGGCACTTCGCTCAATCACATGCCAGTGCAGTTGCTCAGAAGCTGCATACGTATGTCCATCAAGCGCTTCAATCCAAGCGATTTTTTCCAGAGTGAGATTCACTGCGCCCAATACAGCCGCGTCTGGATAACTGAGAAGCGGAATACCTCGCAGCAACTTTGCCCAGCTTCTCAGCTCGTCAACACCGAACCCGCCCGCTGGCATAAGCTGCCCGGTGATATTCATAGCCATCGCGCTCACGCGGCACGACGCCACGGCGGTCAGGATCAGAACAGCTTCGTCTGTTCTAGCCTTCATCTCCTGCGCCCTTTGCGCACCGAGTTGCCACCAAATGCCGAGTCCGGCGGCAACGATGGCCGCCACAGCTCCAATGGCCTGCATCCATCCCGACCATTCTGCTTTCGTCATGCAGAGCGGCCACCATCGAATCCAGAACAAACAGTATTCGTCTGCAGCGGCCATACCTCAATCCTCCAAGTCGTACCGCATTTGCGTCTCGCGGATGATCCGCGCGATGTCGGAACGGTGGGTGCTGCGATCGCTGACAACGCGGACCGCCCAGTTCGGACCTCCTTCGTCGCCCGGGTCCATCCAGACGACGCAGCCCTCACGGTGCACGTCTGTCCGCTGACCACTCAGGTCGGGAATCGCTTCGATGCGTTCCAGCAGCAAGGCGCGCAGTTGCTCAGCGGTTCGGGCCGGTTTCGCCATTGGTCACCTCATGAGCGGCGTCGTGCGAACGAGCCTATGGTCGCGCCGCACTCGAAGCTCAAGATCGGCAATGCGCCAGCCTTCGACGTCGCCGGTGACGTCGTATCCCGCGCCGGTGATTCCAGGCGAGCCCGGTGCTGCCGGAGTAACCGCCATACCTTCCCTGAAATAGGTTTGTTGCTGCAGCAGTTTGTTCACTTTTTGCATCAAGCCGTCTTCGTCAATCTCGATTTTCTTCACGGCTGGCCTCTTGAAATGAGGCAAGCAGTATGAGCGAATCCGACGACGACGGCCACGCCTCCGAGGGCATGCGCGAGGCATCCAAGCAGAGGCGCCGGGAGAACCGCGCGCATGCGCCGGCCGTGCTCACCGCCGCCCGCGTGAAGCACACCGTCCTGAACGACGGCGCCCATATCGTCATCGGCCGCGCCATCGCGGACTTCTGGCCGGGCACTGGCCTCTGGAAGGACCGCAAGCGCGGCGTCGAAGGCCGCGGCGTGCGCAACCTGATCGCGCACCTCGAGCGGTGCTACCCGCGCCCAATACAGCGCCATACCTGCCACTGGCCGGGCTGCGACCGCGAGGTGCCCCCGGCTATGTGGGGATGCCGCCAGCACTGGTTCACCTTGCCGAAGCAGTTGCGCGACGAGATCTGGCGGACCTACGTGCCCGGCCAGGAGATCACAAAGACCCCCAGTCCTGAATACATGGCCGCAGCGCACGCGGTGCAGGAATGGATCCACGAGAAGGAAGGAACGAGATGACCCACACCAACGCCCTGATGGACGTCAGCCGCGCAGCGCACGCGGAAATCGACAGCCTGCTGCGCGCCGCCGGCTACGACCATGCGATCGACAACGGCGTGCTGGACATGAGCGGCATCGCGCTGGTCGCATCCTCGTCGCCCACGGTGCCCTGGGACACCGCCGAACGGGTGGCCGACATCCCAGCCGTGCACGAGGCGCTGCAGAGCTTCAGCGATGACCCGACCGGAGACAACGGCACTGCGATCGTGCGCCTGGTGCTCGAACATGCCGGAGCACCGGACGCCACGAAAGCCACCGGCGCGCCGCGCTTCCCGATCATGCTGCGCAAGATGTGGAGCGGCGGCGAAGTACAGCAGTGGATCGACGCGAACTGGCTGGCACAGGGAGGCAATCGAAAGGATGGTGGAAATTGAGCCGACTACTTTCAACGGAGGAAGTCGCCGCATTGCTTGAGTGCTCGCCGCAGTCGGTTCAGGTAGCCGCGCGCGACCGCCGTCTGCCCGCCGTTCAGTACGGCCGGGACTGGAGATTCCCGGAGACGGCGCTTTTCGAAGCCCTGCACGCGGAGGCAATGGCCAATGTGCGTCAGCCGGAGCGGGCCGCAAACGATCCCGAAGGCACGACTGTGACTGTCGCACCAGCGCGACGGAAGGCAGCGAATGGCAGTCGGATTCGCCCTCGACCAGCGCTCCAAAGGCTTGACGGGTAGCGAAATTGGGAAGCAAAGCGCTAAGTTATTGATGTGCCTTGCAAAAACCCGCCTTCTAAGCCGAATGTCGGGGGTTCGATCCCCTCCGGACAGGCCATCTGAATCATCGATTGATTTGGATTTTTCTGAAAACCTCAGGAATAGTGCAGGGGCAGCAAGCCACTCAAAACCGCCTCATGCCACCTGGCCCACCTGGTCGAAATGTGGCTCCGTGAGGTACCGCTCCGCGTGGATCGACCGTGCAACGCTGATCGGCATCGAGCGCGTATCGCCGTCGCAGCCGTTGGCGTGGGCGACGCCTGCGTATTGCCGCATTTCGTCGGACTGCCGCGGCCAGCAGGATGATCGACGTAGCCCCTCTGAAAGCTGGTCGCCCTGCTTTTCGAGGCGTGACTTCACTTCGGCCAGGGTCCAGGCCGTATCGTCGCGATCGCGCTTCGCGGTCGACTCGATCTGCTCGATCTTCCCGTCCTGACGGGTCTGGTCCTCGCGGTAGGTAGCGTAGCCAATCGAAACGTTCCTCAGATTCAGTCTGAGCGCGGTGGCCGGTTCTGGCCAGCGCCGTGGTGCGGTGTGGCATCTTGATCCTTGGTGGATCGCGAGCCCGGTAGGTGTGCAAAAGGTGGGTCGGCGAAGATCTCGTCAATCTTCAATCGGATGCCGAGCCATTCGTGCAGCCCCGACGGCGCCATAAAACCCTCTCTTGGCGGGATAACTGGACCCTAGAGATCGTTGCGCGGTCCAGCTCTTGGAGTTACCTCGATCGATGAGTTCCCGAGCGGTGCAAGGCGCCGCCCATTTAATGGCTCTGGAATACCCAGCCGAAGTCCGCCGTCGCTGGTCAGTCCACCGCCTGGTTGCCCACTGCTTCCAGCGCTTGGTGCTGGTGGCGGCGGCGGCGGTGGCGGCGGTGGCGGTGGCGGTGGTGGCGGTGGCGGTGGCGGTGGCGGTGTTGGAGGTGGCTTCGGTGTCGGCGCCGGGTTTGGTGCCACCGCCGGTCCTGGTGCTGTGGCCGGCGGCGCTGCGGCAGTTCGCGCTGTTTGTCCTGAAATCGCTTTATTCACCAAATCCCGCACTCCGTGCGGTTGACAGGTACCTTCCATCGCAACCAAATAGTTGTAGACAGCCGTGTAAGCGAGAGCGTCACCATTGCTTGCGGCAACAACGAGCTTTCGACCTTCGGCTTTCTGCGCATTGATCCCCGCGAGCACCAGAGCCTCCACTGCCTTCACATCCGGGGAGAAAATGTAAGTTTCAGAGTAGCTATCAAGTGATGCAGTCGCGAATCCGAACAGCGCAGCGGTGTTCGCGATCAGCTTTGGCGTCTGGTTCGCCAACCCCAATGCTGACGCGACCACCCCACCAGCAAGTGCAGTTTCGCGGCGCGCAAAGCGAAGATGCTGATCAGCCGCTCCGAGCCTTGAGAAATATCGCGTGCAATTCGCCGCGATCAACTCCATGCCTTCGTTGAGCAGCGACGCATTGTTAAGGGACGTCGGGCTCGCGCGCGCCGCCACGAGCACCGTGTTGAAAACGAGATAGCCATCCAT